GGGCACCCTTCCTAAAATGCGCAGGTGGTGGAATTGGTAGACACGCTACTTTGAGGGGGTAGTGCCGGTTACGGCGTGTGAGTTCAAGTCTCATCCTGCGTACAATACTTTTTAAAGTATTGATATTTAAATAGTTATTCATATAGAAATTCAAAAGTACACAGCTAAAGTACACAAAAAAAGGATTGCTATATGAATAATTTTACATTTAGTACACCGAGAATCTGCGACTGCGGAGGCGATTTAAGCAAGCAATGGTATATCTATTTCCGTGCTAAGGATGAGAGTACGGGAGACATCAAACAATTCCGCTATAAGCTAGGGATAAATAGGTTCAAGAAGAAACGTGAGCGGCAAGAGGCGGCTAAAGCTGCTTTGGCTACGGTTATATCTATGCTGGAGGATGAGGGCTGGAATCCTTTTGAGCAGAAATGTGAGACCGAGCGAAGGAATCTATTGGTCTCCTTGGAGGATATGCTAGATATAAAATCCTGCTCACTTAGGAAGAGAAGTGTCGAGATATACAGGAATGCCTTGAAATTTTTCGGTATATGGTGCAAGGATATGGGGTATGATACATTTGAACCTTCTGGATTCACGAAAATACACGCCCTAGAATATGTGGATTATCTCAAGATGAAGCGTAATTTCTCCGGGAAGACTTGCAATAATACGGTCAGCTACTTGAAAACACTTTTCTTCATGTTGGTAGAGAGAGAGCAGATCGCCACAAACCCGTTCTGTGCCGTAAAGAAATCAAAGGAGGAAAAAGGCAAGAACGTCGCCTTTACCTCTCGTGAGGCAGAGCTGGTCATGGCATATATGCGTGCCCATGACATAAGGCTTTATTATGCCACTCAATTCGTTCGGTATGCTTTTATCCGGAGAACTGAGCTCATGTATCTCAAGGTAGGATGCGTGGATTTGCGGAACCATACGATTACCATACCATCCCACGTCTCTAAAACCGGTACCCAAGATTCCATTACCATACCAAGATCGCTTGAGAGTATTATAATGGAGATGGGCTTAGATAAGGCCAATCCTGATTTTTATATTTTTGGAAAAGATATGGAGACGTGCGCTAAAAGAATATCCCGGGTAGCTTATTTCTCTGATAGGCATAGGGATGTTATTTCTGCGTTAAACCTACGAAAAGAGTTGATTTTCTATGGATGGAAGCATACAGGCTGCGTTGAGCTGTATAATATAGTAAGGGATCCATATGTGGTATGCCGTCAATGTAGACATTCTGATATAAAAATGACTATGCGTTATCTTCGTAGTCTTGGCTTAGGTATTAATGAGGCAGTCCGAGAATGGTAGCAATTACGTAAAATTCGATAAAGTTCCCAAATAGACCAATAAAACACGCCCGTGTCAGAAAAAACACGGGCGTTATACTTTTAGTATGCGACAAATAGGACTATTTTGTCCTTCCTTGCAGGAGTTTCGATATTTTAACCAGTAATTGTTGCAACTCAAGATTGCTCAACCCTTCCAGATCTACATTTGCAATCTTTATTTTCTTATTGCTCTCGTCAAAGGAATTTTTCCTCTCCTCCAAAAGAGCGATGACCGGACCTAACTATGTACGAATGATTCGTAGATGATATAAAACAGTATAGAATAGTTGATTTTTTGGTGTCCGATGGGAGATAATGATCAAAGTAACAAACACGAGTCACTTTATTTATCTCTTTTGCGAGAAAAGACAAGATTATGATCGGATCTATAGTTGGAGCCGCCAGTTCCTTGGCGAGTGGCATTGCCGGAGGAATAAAGGCTAGGAAGGCGGCGAGAAAAGCGAACGCCGTGTTGGATAAACAGGCAAAGGAGAATGAGGATTGGTTTAACCGTAGGTATAACGAGGATTATACCCAAAGCGCGGAGGCGCAAGCCGCCTTGACTAAGGCTAGGGAATTAGCGGATGAGCAGTATCGTAAGGCCTCCGGTACCGCCGCGGTCGTAGGGGCTACTGATGAGTCCGTAGCTCAGGCCAAGAAAGCGGCGGGCGAGGTGATATCCGATACCGCCAGTGGTATAGCCACTAACGCTACCGCACGGAAGGATGCCGTGGAATCCCAATATCTCAACACCAAGAATAATATCAGTAACCAAAGGCTGTCTATCTATAATCAACAGGCGGCAAACGCCACGCAGGCGGCTAATCAAGGGATGCAAGCGGGTATGAACTTGGTAGGGGCTGACATGCAATCTCATCTTGATACTAGCAAGGGATTGTTCGGAAATTTGTGGGGGAACATAAAAAAGAATCTGTGGACATGACGACATTGACGGAAAGATATAATAGGAAAAGGACCCCGGTCGTTCAAAGGCGGGAATTGTCCACTACGCCATTGGTTGAGCCGGAGGTTGCCGGAAGCCAGAACCCTATAGCTCCAACCGTGGATAATACGGATGAGACCGCTCCGCAAGCGAGCGTTGTCGAGCCTCAAATTAATGATTACCAATGGAACCAAAGGTTATATGAGACGCTTTTTCAAAAGCCGATAAGCCAAGAGGAGGAGGAGAGAAGAAAACGGGCCGCTTCCGTAGCTACTGGAATCGGGCATCTAGGCAATGTGTTGTCTTCCTTCTCCAATTTGGCATTCGCGGGAGAGGCACCTTCGCAGAAACTACCTACCGTAGCTGATCCTAAACTACAATCCTATTCTGACAGGTTGGAGGCTATCAGGCAAAGATACGGGGCCGGGTATCTAGCCGCAAGGCAAAACGACACGAATAATTATCAAAGGGCATTGCAGCTTTATAGACAGGATCAGGCGAGAAAAGCCCAAAATGATTTGGCAAAAGCCAAGATCGCGCAAAGTGCCGCTCAATTCGCAATAAAGAATGACAGGGAGGAGCGGAAGATGAAACAGGATGCCGCATATAAAGAGAGAGAGTTGGGTATAAGGCAATCCAATCTCCGTAGTCTTGAACAATATCGTACCGCTAAAGCTAATGGCTCTGGGGCGGATAAGTCTATTGACATCATCGGCAGAAACGGTAAACGTTTCACTTTGTCCGGTAAGGATAAAGATGGGGTTATCGCTTATATGTATAAGAGGATGTTGGAGTATGCGGAGGAAAATAAAGATAAAAACAAGAGCGTATCGGATGTAACGTGGCAGCTTGGTGAAGGTGGAGACCAAAAGACCAAACAAGCCGCTATTGTCATGAGTAATATTCAGAATTTCCCGGAATTATACAATGAGTTTGATAAGGTAATCGGATCGGGAGGTTCTTCTAGTAAGGGCAGACATATCCCTTTAAACGATGAAGGAGGAACAGAAAATACAAACGAAAAATATAGCTGGATTCATGGATTCTAATGTAAAACATTTATATGATGCTATGATTAGCCAAGGATATACGGGACTTGGCGATTTCTCTAATTTTGAGGGTAAGATGAAAGACTCTGGAAAGAGGAGAATGGTTTATGATTATTTGATACAAGATGATTATTTCTCCGAGATAGGCGATTTCTCCAAATTCGAGAGTGCCCTAGGGTATTCGCTCGCAGAGAGGAAAGATTACGTTTCTCAATCAGGCGTCAATCCTGCTCCTATCGCTTTAAGACAAGAGGCTGACGTGCCTATGAAGGATCAATCGGAATACGTTAATCCGTGGACGAACTCACCTGATTACAATTTTGAGTCCTTGCGTAAAAAAGGAAAGATTGAGACCTCAACTCCTCCACCTCCTACGGAGTATGAGAAGGATTCTTCTTTCATGAATACTTGGGCAGGAGACGCTATCCAGAAACTTAACGCAGGAGGAGCCGATCTTGGAGCCGGTATCTTTGGGGTCTTGGATAAGGTGTCCAAAGGACTGGAATCCGCAACTGGAGGATTGATCCCACGTGGCGGGGCATTCAAGGATATCTCAGATAGATTTAAGGCTGATGCGGAGTTTTCCCGGGCAAGGTCAAACAGATACAATGGCAAGGATTTCACCGATCTTTGGAAAGAAGGGAATTATATGGGTGCCATAGGCGATATAGCCTTGCAAGGCGTAGAGTCGCTTCCGATGTCAATCGGGGCCATGGCCGCTACAATGGCCGGAGCTCCAGCGGCCGGACTCGCTGGTATAGGGTCAATAGTGGCTAGCCAGAAATATGATGATCTTGATCAGAATAACCCAAACATGGGAGAGTTCGCAAAGGTATCTAACGCTATTCTTACTGGTACGGCAGAATCCTTGTCTGAGATGCTGGGCGCAGGCGTATCCAAGGCTTGGATGTCAACCTTATTCAAGACGTTAGGAAAGGAAAAGGCGCAAGAGGCTATCAAGCGTGGCATAATGGGCAAGATGCAAGAGTTCTATAAAAAATTCGGTATGTTTTTCGAGCCTGTAAATGAAGGTATCGAAGAGGTATCTTCCACGCTAGCGGAGAATATAACGGATAAGATAACAGGCGCGGATCCGGAAAGGGATTTGACCGATGGTGTATTGCAGAGTTTTGTCTATGGTATGGGAGGCGGCGCTTATTTTACTGGGGCCGGAGCGTTGGCTAAAGGTGCGCAATACGTAGCGGATAAAACAGGAGGCAAACAGGCTCAGCAGCCTATCACCGATTCAAATGTAACAGATCAAGGCGTTGGAACTCCTCCTCTATTAACTAAGTCTAGGTTTGCCAAGGCAGAGGAAGAAGGTCGAAATATGACTGATCCGGGCGATATACGGACGGCGAGCAAAAAGATGGAAGAAACAAGGCTTTCCCTATCTGAAATGGTTCCGGGTTTGGTTAGTACGATAGAAAGCTATGTGGATGATGGGGCTAGCGAAGCCCAAGTGATGAGCCTTCTTGATGGGGTTAATGCGGATGCCCGTCCGTTAGCCGAGGATTTCTACGCTGATTATCTCAGGATATCCGGTTTGCAGGATCGTATAGGCGAGGAAATAGACAATGAGGTTGAAACTTACGTTGCCAATAATATTACTCCTTATGTTACCACGAATCCTGATGGTCAGTCTATCGTTACCACGGCTACGCTTAGCGATGGAAATGTGGAAAGACCTGTGTACATTAGGAGTATAGAGGGAGATAAGGCCGTTATTTCCGATAACGGACAGGATCGGATGGTCTCGGTGAAAAGGTTGAGCGATATAGTAGAGCAAGATGCCGGTCATATGAGACGGACCTATGAGGATCAATTATTGGCTACCCGCCAGTCCGAGCTTGACATGACCATGCATCATAATCCCAAGACGCAATTACCAAAGCCGGGGTTGATCATATGGAACGGGGATAACGCATTTATCCTTCAAGGACAAGATGAGAACGGTGATTGGATCGCTCAACCTGCGGCTTATGATAGAGAAACCGGACAGGTGACAGCCAAGAATGGCTCTTCCCCCGCAATGCCTATAACAGAGAATGAGATTCTTGATCTTCAAGATGCCATATATGACGCTCAACAAGTTAATGTGGTGTCGCCAGAGGATCATAGTGTTGCAAGTGTTGATGCCGAGATAACCTCTGCACCTCCCGTGGAAGATGCGATCAATCAGCCAACGAACGAGATCGAGACGGAAGGTGCCATTGATCAGATAGCGCAACCTAGCAATATAGAGACACCTTCCATGGTCATGCGAGAAGATGGTACGCCAGATTTCGTATCGTCAGGTACGGATATGACCTTGGATTTCCTCCATGATAAATATGGCGATAAGATGCCAAGGAAGATCGAGGTGACGAGAAAATCTTTCGATGAAAGCCTTAAAAAAGCGTCCGATGCCTTGGAAAAGGCGCAAGAGGTATACGATGATGCCCCTATCGGAAAAGAGGATAAGGCCGAGGCTGCATTGATAAAAGCCCGACAAGAATATGAGGCGATCAAGGTCGAGGCTGATTTCTGGGCTAATCTTGATGATGATATCAAGGATGCCAACAAGAAGCCGGGTGATGTCATAGCGAAGGAGATCTCCGTGATAGGTGATCCTATGAGCGGAGAGGAGCTTGCGGCCATGATGCTGGCTAATGGGGCGATCAAATTGACACGTGACAGTTACAAGAAAGAGACCGGTGCCGGGAATAATGAGACAGCGAGGATGTTCGGACTGTTCGCCTCTCCGGAGAAAGGCGGTGTTAATATAGAGAGGGCGGGTGAGATATTGGAGCTTGCCGATAAGGAGAATGGTACGAACTTCTTCGATGAGAACGACACGAACGCTGGAAGGGACGCTATCATAGAGATCTTGTCTTCCGCTCGTACACGTGGAGACTTGATCGATTATGTCAAGAGGAACCGTGAGGCGATCGCTGAGCGTGAGAGACAGGCCGAGTACAACGTTTACGCTGAGTGGTGCGAGGAGAATTATCATATGTCCCCGGAGGAATACGAGGCGTATGAGGAAAGCATGGCACGTGATTTCTCGGAGAAACAATTGACTGATGAGGAGCGAGGCGAGCTTGATTCGCAAATCGTGGATGAAATACAGGCCATAATTGACGAACAAAATGAAATAGACGCTATCTTAGCGCAAAATAAACCGATAGAAAATGAAAACATTGAAGGAAATGACGAAAGCGGAGGCGATGGCTTACGCGAGGGAGGCGGCGAGGTACTGCCAAGAGAACAACTTGATCAGACCGGGGGAACTGGAGAGGTTGAGGGAAAAGAATCGGCTGGCCCCGACATTGATCGCACGGATGGAGCTGCACAAGAAGGCGCACCAGAAGGAATAAAACCTATAGGGAAAGGAGTATTTGGTAACATATACGACCAGTTCAAGGGAAAGGTAAAAGAGGCGTTCGATTTCTTGATTAATCAAAAGGAAGGAGATCTTCTTGGTGTATTCCATAGGGATGAGATAGGAGATATAGATCTTGTTTGGGGTGAGGCTAAGACCAAATATACCGGACAAGGTTTGTCTCACATAATAAAGAAGCACATAGACACGTTGCACGATTTCAAGGATATAAATGATGTCGTGGAGATCATTGACGATGTGGTTAATAACGGATCTGTGAATAAAATAGGTAACCACTATGAGATTGACAAGGATGGATATCGAGTGGTTATTGCAGAAAACTCAAATAAGAAATGGGTGCTTACAGCATTTGACAACACGAAAACAAAAAAAGAGAAATCCGTATCTGTTGCTACCGCTGTAACCCCTAGCAACAATGAAGAAAGCAGGGCTGTCGCTTCCGATATGAATCTCTCTATTGGCAAAGGTAGTATATCCTCTTCTGAAATCCAAGCGAAAGAGGCTAAATCTTTTGTCGCCCCTTCCCCAATGGAGAATGAGAACCCATTGGACTATGCCGAACGAATAGTGGAGGCTAAGAGATTGCACGATGAGGAGCTAAAGGTTGACACTACCCCTTCCGAGGCGCAGAAAGAGGCCGGGAATTACAAGAAAGGCCATATAAAGATAAACGGTTTCGATGTCACCATAGAGCAGCCCGCCGGTTCCGTACGTTCCGGTAAGGACGCTAGCGGAAAGGAGTGGTCGCAGGTCATGAATAACACTTACGGTTATATCCGTGGCACCGAGGGTGTGGATGGTGATCATATAGACGTATTCATAGGTCCGGATATAAATAGTGACATGGTGTATGTCGTGGATCAGGTGAATACTGATGGCTCATTCGATGAGCATAAGGTTATGATGGGATTTTCTTCCTTGGAAGACGCTAGGTCCGCTTACTTGTCAAACTATGAGGACGGTTGGCAAGGTTTAGGCAACATTACCGGGGTAGCGTTGGATGAGTTCAAGAAATGGATTGATTCCTCGACTCGCAAAACAAAGCCCTTCTATGAGTATAAGGGAATTAAACAGGAGGAAAGCGATATTTCTAAAAATAATGATTCTGCTAATTATAGCATTGTTTCCTCCCAATATACTACCAAGAAAGGAAAAGTTCTTGATATGCGGCTATTGAAGTTCGGTAATGAATTATCGAAGGAACAGCAACGTGCAGCCAAAGAGCTAGCCAAGGCTGAAAAGGGTTGGTATGACAGGGAACAGCTAGGTTTCATGATGCGTAGCGATGAAAGCGCAAGGCGGTTGGCAGATACCATTCTTGGCGATACCGATGCCGTAAGCGATGCGCAACCTATTTCTCTTGAAGACACACGCAGGGTCGTAGAGCCTCAAAAGGTAAATGTAGAAAACCTTATTGGTGATATCAACGATAATGGCAAAGCCAAATTGAGCGATCGTACCGTTACCCCTAGCGGTAACCGACTTGTTACCGATGAGCGGTATGCGGAACTCCGTGAGCGCATGCGCAGGAAACTAGGCGGTCAAATGAATATGGGTGTTGATCCTGAGATATTGGCGATAGGTACTGAAATGGCAGTTTATCATATAGAGAAAGGCTTGCGTAAGTTCTCTGATTACTCAAAGGCAATGATCGATGATCTAGGTGACGCTATACGACCGTATCTTAAAGCATTCTACAATGGAGCGAGGGATTTGCCCGAAGTAGGAGATAACGGATGGGATAAGGATATGACCACTTATGAGGATGTCCGGTCGTTTGATGTAGCTAATTTTGACAAGCCTGTCCCGGATATAATGGATGCCGCCGAGACCGTGGTTAGAGAGACTGAGATTGCCGGACAAGCGATTTCCGCGAAGAAAAAAATAAAAAATAGCCGGAAAAAGCAAACGGACAACAAGGACAAACCATTACCTTTGTATGGTAACGATTTATTCACTCCTAATAATATTAAAGACAATGAGCAAGGAAATTCAAGAGCGGATCAAGGCGTGGGAAGAAAAGCACGGGAAGAGGATCGAGGATCTGAACGCGGAGGAGACCGTGGAGGCGTGCATGGAAGTGATGTGCTTGACACGGAGCGAGGCCGAGGAATACCTATCAGCGACAGCGACAAGCGGCCTGTTGTAAGGAATCAAAACAATTTCAGCTTCCCGGAGAAAGGGATTGAACTTCCTTCCGGTGATATATCCAAGCTAAAAGCCAATATTGAGGCGATAGAAACGCTGAAAGACGTAGAGGACGGCCAAGGAAAACCTACCCCGGAACAACAAGCCAAGATGTCAAGGTACGTTGGATGGGGAGGTTTGGCCGAAGCCTTGAACGAAGCCAAATACAACGCACGTGACAACAATTGGACTAAGGATCGAAATTGGAATGATAAGTATCTACGTTATTATGAGAAACTAAAATCCTTATTAAGTAAAGAAGAGTTCGACAGTGCCGTCCGTTCCACGACAACCTCTCATTATACCCCGTCCGAGGTCGTGGAAAGCTTATGGGGTATAACGGAGAAACTTGGATTCAAGGGCGGCAATATCAGTGAACCCGCCATGGGTATAGGTAACATAATCGGTATGATGCCTAGGTCTATATCTGAAAACTCAAGTATAAGCGGGTTCGAGATAGATAATTTATCCGGTCGTATGGCAAAGGTCTTATATCCTGACGCTAATATAAAGGTACAAGGATATGAGAAAGCGTTTTCTCCAAACTCGAAAGACTTAGTTATCACCAACGTCCCATTCGGGAAAAACGCTCCATATGATAAGGTTTTAGATAAGCAATTCAGGAAAAAACTTGGTTCCTCTTATAATCTCCATAATTATTTTATCCTAAAGGGGCTTCTGGAATTGAAAGAAGGTGGTCTCGGCGTATTCGTCACGTCCTCGGCTACGATGGATGGGGCCGATAGTAAGTTCCGTGAGTACGTGAGTGGGAACGGTTATGATCTGGTCGGAGCTATCCGATTGCCTAATGACGCTTTCCAGAAAGGGGCCGGCACGAGTGTCACGGCCGACATCGTTATATTCCGTAAAAGAAAGTATGGGGAACCTTCGAATGGGATAGGGTTCGCTACTACAACGCAAATAGGTGAAGGAACTTATATGGAGGACGGGGATAAAAGGAGCAAGCCTATCATGGTTAACGAGTATTTCTCCAATCATCCCGATATGATGTTAGGTGATATGATGACCGCTTATGACGCTGGTAGCGGAGGTCTATATAGTGGAGCGTCCCAGACATTGAAAGCCAAACCCGGGGCCGATTTAAGCAAGGAGCTATTTAACGCTATTGATAACTTACCAAAGAATATCCTATCAGGTGTTGTAGAGACTAAAGGGCCGGAGGTTGTGGGTGACTCCACTTTGAAAGATGGTACTATTACCGTCCAGAATGGCAATGTCTTTGTTTTAGATGGAGAGTCGTTAAAACCGATTAAGGCAAATCCTACGTTCGTTCATAATGGTAAGACCCGAAAAATAGAGGATGCGGTAAATGATTACAATGATATAAAGAAAAATCTATACGATCTTATCCATGATGAGCAAACAAAGGGTGTGGACCCCGAGCCCGCGAGGAAAAGGCTAAACAAAGTATATGATGCTTTCGTGTCCAAATATGGGACACTTAACAGGAACAAGGCTTTGGACGATATTTTCGCCGAGGATGTTGAGCATGGATTACCCTTCTCTTTGGAGACCGTTAGAAGGGTACCTTCCACGACCGGAAAATCCATGGTCTGGGAAGTCTCGAAAGCGGATGGTATCTTGAATAAGCGTGTAAGTTATCCATTCGAGCTACCGACAAAAGCGGATAATGTCTTGGATGCCGTCAATATAAGCAAGTCATATAAAGGTAATATTGATATACCTTATATCTCGGAGATAACGGGTATGGATGAGGTGAACGTGACAAACGAGATACTAGAGAAGGGAATTGCTTATAGGGATCCTGTTACCGGCAATATAATAGATAAGAGCGAATATCTCTCTGGAAACGTAAAAGATAAGTTGGTAGAGGCTAAGGCGGCCTTGGAAGATCATCCGGAGTTTCAAAAAAACGTGGATGACTTGGAAGCCGTACAGCCAGAACGTATACCCTATGGTGAGATAAGTTATCGACTGGGGACTACATGGATCCCGTCTGAGTTTATAAATAATTTCGCTGATAATGTACTGGGTATATCTTACGCTAACGCTATTTTTATCCCGGAGATCGGTGAGTATATTCTTGATAAGAGGGCGTTCATAACCGATTACGCTAAAGCCGGTCAATTCAAGACTGAGAGAATGGACGCTATAGACGTGTTCAAGGCCGCTCTTAACCAACGTAAACCCAAGGTTTATGACGAGATTAAATATTATGAGGACGGTAAGCAGAAAACGAGAAGGGTCGTAAACGAGCAGGAGACACAGGCCGTTGCCGAGAAAATATCCGACATGTCCGATAAGTTTGTGGAGTATATTGATTCTAAAACGATGTTCCATGGTCGTATTGAGGACGTGTATAATGATAAATATAACAACTATGTACTAAAAAAGTATGACAAACCGGTTTTTGAGCATTATCCTAACGCTAATAAGAATATAACGCTTAGGGATCACCAGAGCAAGGCGGTGCAACGTTGTCTATCCGAGAGCACGTTACTCGCTCACCAAGTCGGTACGGGAAAGACCTTTACCATGATTACGTCCGCTATGGAAATGAGACGGCTAGGTATAGCGAAGAAACCCATGATCGTTGTCCAAAACGCTACCCTAGAGGATTTCGTCCGTGACTTTTATAAACTGTATCCTTCCGCTAAGATTCTATCTCCGACAAAGGAGGAGCGTAATGCCGATAATAGGACAAGGCTGTTCAATCTTATAGCTACCGGAGATTTTGACGCTATCGTTGTCCCACAGTCATTCATGGCGTTTATCCCGGATAGCGAGGAAAGGAAAAAGGCATATATCCAAAAGCGTATAGATGATTTTGAGGAGGCTGTCGATCGCATAGAAGACAAGGCTTTACAGGAGAGATTGAAAAGGGAGGCCAAAAGTATGCGTGATTCTCTGGAAGGTATAAAGAAAGGGAAAAACGTAAAGGGCAAGGCAAAGACAGCGGAGACTATCACGGCCAAGACGGAGCGTATTCTTGACAGACGGACTGATAACGTCATGACGTTTGAGCAAATGGGTGTTGACGCTTTGTTCATTGACGAGGCGCATAATTATAAGAAGATCGGGTTTCCAAGCAAGATGTCGAACGTTAAAGGTATCGATACGAGCGCATCACAAAGAGCTAATAGTATGTTGCTAAAAGCCCAATGGATATCTGAGAATAATGGTGGTCGAAACGTGGTTCTGGCAACCGGTACCCCTATCACTAATACAATGGCAGAGGTCTGGACTATGATGAATTTCGTGGCACCCGATATCCTAGACGCATATAATATCAATAGCTTTGACGAGTTCGCTACCACTTTTGGAACGGTTGAGCCGTCATTGGAGTTTACCGCTACCGGTAACTTTAAGATAGCCGAGAGGTTCAAGAGCTATACGAATGTCCCGGAGCTTATAAAGGCGTTCCGGAGCCATACGGACGTTGTCTTGACAGAGGATGTCAAGGAGTTCAAGGAAGACAAGAATATCCCTAAGTTGAAAGACAATAAGATGACCAATGTCATTGTCGAGAAGAACGAGGACTTGGAGGATGTCATGCAAACCCTTATCAAGGAATTAGAGGATTATAACAAATTGACAGGAAAAGAGAAGAAGGATAAGAGCGCACTACCCTTGGTCGTGTTCAGCAAGGCTAAACAGGCTGCGATTGACCTTCGCTTGCTTAATCCTACATTTCCCGACAATCCTGATAGCAAGACAAACAAGGTGGTCGATAACGTGTTGAGATTATATAAGGAGAGCGATAAGGACAAAGGCACGCAACTTATATTCTGCGATAGTTATCAATCCCCTTCTGAGACTCCAAAAATGGATTTATTCGATGTCGATTTATCTGTTCCTCAGTTTAATTTGTACAATGATATAAAGGAAAAGCTTATCAAGGGAGGTATTCCGTCTAATCAGATAGCTATCGTTGGCAATTATGAGGGAGAAAGGAGAAACGCCTTGTTCGATAAGGTCCGTAATGGGGATGTGCGCATTCTTATTGGAAGCACGGAGAAAATGGGAGTGGGTGTCAACGTGCAAGATCGTCTATTCGCCCTGCATCATATTGACGCTCCAATCAGGCCTATGGATTTTGAGCAACGCAACGGTCGTATCTTACGACAAGGAAACTTATACGCCACATGGGATAAACCGGTGAACATCGTCACATATGGCGTTAAAGGTACCCTTGACGCTACCGCCTATGACAGGCTTCGTATAAAACAAAACTTCATCAACCAAATGATGAAAGGCGATATATCGTCTCGTGTCATGGAGGAGCAAGACGATAGTGATCCGTCTGGAATGACATTTAGTGAGATGGCGGCGACGTTATCAGGAGATAAGACCGCCCAACTGCTGTTTGTGGCACAGAACAAGTTAAAGAAATTGCAAAACTCCAAGAGGAGCGATCTTAACAGTAAGTCTTCCATGCGTGGCTCTATATCTAACTCCAAACTTAGGATACAAGAATACAACAGCCGGAAGGATATCATGGAAAGGAACGCCAATATCGTAAAAGAGAACTTCCCTGATGGGGTTGAGTCCGTGACTGTTAAAGGCAATACTTTCAGCGATGGTATATCGAATGAGCTTACGCCCATTATTGATGATTACTATGATAGATATACGCTTGACAGAAACACCCCTCCTCTGAAAATCAGTCTCAATGGAGGAAAAGGCGAGGCAATCGTGCATTTCAATGAAGGAATGATGGTCTATAGTTTATATTTAGGAAAGGAAAAACTGGTTGAGAATCGTGATTTTAGCGGCGGCAAGGGTTTGATGGCTAGCATTGACAGGCAGTTGGGGATTCCCGCTAAATCCGTCTCAGATATAGCCGCTAAAATAAAGGCAGAGGAAAACAAGATAGCGGGATTAGAGGAAGCCGTTAAGAAACCGTGGGGAAAAGAGGATGAACTTAATGCGGCTCAGGCAGAGGTTAATGATCTGCAGAGACAATTAGTTGAAAAAGCTAAAGCTGAGGATATTCAGTTAGAATCAACTCTTGACGTTGATGGTACGTTGGTAAAAGAGGAAGGAGAGACTCGATTTCGATTCATGGGAGTAGATACAACTAATAATCAGGATAATGTAAGTTCTATTGAATCCTCAATCAACGATTGGTCAAACAAGCTTAATACCCCTGTCAGGGTAATCCATGACGTGGACGATATAAACGATACGGATGAGAATATGTTGGCCCGTAAGAGAGATACCAAAGGCTGGTATAATACTTCTACCGGGGAGATAGTCATAGTATCACCTAATTCCACGTCCGTAGGTGACGCTCAAAGGACTTTCCTCCATGAAGTGGTAGGGCATCATGGGTTACGTGAGCTATTCGGGGATGATTTCGATACTTTCCTTGATAACGTGTATCGGAACGCCAACGAGGATATCCGGAAAAATATCATAGACCGGACTAAAGGCAATCCTCTTAACTTGCGTGAGGCTACAGAGGAATACATCGCTGAATTAGCGGAACGTGGTTTCGATAACAAGGCCGAGCGTTCGTTATGGGAAAAGATCAAGGACGCTTTTCTTGATATGTTGAGAAAGGCCGGTATTAGCCTTGATTTCAAGTTATCGGATAATGACCTCCGTTATATCCTCTGGAGAAGCTATAAGAACTTGGAGCAAGGAAACTTGATGGATGTGGCCGAGGATATCGTGATGATAAATAGATTAGGTCTTAACAATATAAATTTGAACGAAAATGGATCAATCGCAAGAGATATTGAACCTGAAAAAGGAAAACAACCTTCTGAAACAAAAGGTACTGGAAGGGAACTCGAGACAATCGATGGCGTTGATGAGAACGGAAACGAAAGTGAACGAGACCATATCGATAAACCAAGGGGAGTTGAAAACGCTATTGACGGAACTGAAAACGCAACTGACCGAAATGGAAGGGAGATTGATGGAAAAGTTGACAACGATGGAGACCAACTTGGCGGAGGAGATACGGGCGATAGGAACGGAAGTGTCCGGGATGGAATCGGCGGTGATCGGACTGTCATCGGACGTGCAGGATCTGAAAACAAGGGTAGAGGTGTTGGAGAAAGCGTAAGGGAAAAGACGGATGATTTCTCTTTCGCCGAGAAAACAATCCGTTTTAGGGAGAACGCGCGGAATGAGTCGGTATTGTTCGCTGATAATGATATCCAAGTAGTAGAGAAACAGGTAGGTTCCGCCAAAGATCAATATGAGCGTACCCTATCTACATCGTCCTATCAATTTCAGGAGGCGTTTCAGGATTCTATGCTAGGGCTTAAAACATTGCAGGATGCCGTGGCAAAGGCAACGAGGAGTCGTATATTGGATTATGAGAACGCTTATATGGCCGAGAATGCCCTTTCCTCTGTTAATGAAGCGGAGTTCAACGCTTATAGAAAAGCGGCTTTCGAGCCTATCTTAAAAGCGATGTCACGATTGGAAAAGATGGGATCCACCATTGATGAGATAAGGGATTACCTTATAACCAAGCATGGTATTGAGCGTAACAGGGAAATGGCCGTTAAACGAGCGTTGTCACAAAACTCGGAAACATATAAATCCCTGCTTGACGAGTATATCGGGAGAAGGAATGAGATACGTGAGAACGGTAGGTCTTGGGAAGAGCAGCAATCAGAAATGGATAGGCTTGCCGAGGAATACGGAGCTAATCTTTCTGATGATTTCAGCGGATTCACGTCCATGTATCCTAACGAGGATAACACGGGGTATGATCCGGATTCCGCAAGGAGATACGTATTGGATTACGAGTCAAGATATGATACATCGGAATTATCGGCCTCTGTCAAAAGAGCCACTGACGCTATATTGGCAAAGCAACGGGATAGCGGGCTTATGAGCCAAAATACGTTTGATTCGATCAGCGATATGTATCAGTTCTATGTGCCTTTGCGTGGATGGGAGGAGACTACGGCAGATGAGGTTTACGCTTATCTTACATCCGAAAGCCAGACGTTCAACGCCCCTATAAAGACTGTCGTTGGGCGAAAGAGCAAGGCTGACGATCCTATAGCGACGATCGCTAATATGGCAGAGAGCGGAATCATGCAAGGGAATAGGAACTTGATGAAGCAAAAGTTTTTGACAATGGTACAAAACCATAAGACGGATCTCGTGAGCGTAAGCGAAATGTGGGTTCGTCTTGACGAGGCTTCCGGTGAGTGGATCGCCGTTTTCCCGGATATACCATCTAACGCCAATCCGGAACAGGTGGAGTCTATCGTGGAATCTTTCAACAAACGCATGGAGGAGCTATCCAATGAAAAAGGATCTAATGTTAGGCGTTCAAGGGATGCTATAGGGATACCTTACAAGATATTGCCAAAGGACTTGAAGGAGCATCAAGTGATCGTAAAGAGAGCCGGCAAAGAATACGTGCTTACCATAAACGGGAACCCAAGGGCCGCTCAAGCGTTGAACGGGCTTACAAACCCGGATAATACGAAAGGATGGTTCGGTACCGTGGAGAGATACGCCGGATGGCTGAATCGAAACTTGGCGGCTAACTTTACGGCACGTAACCCGAATTTCATGGTAAGTAACTTCCTCCGTGACGCTCTTTATTCGAATACTACCGTATGGGTCAAGGAAAGTCCTGTATACGCATGGAAGTTCAATAAGAATTTCGCTATGGTAAACCCGATCAATATGTATCGTCTGGTCAAGGGGTATGAGAACGGTACGTTGGATATGAGCGATCCATTGAATAAGGCATATCATGATTTTGTAATGAGAGGAGGAGAGACCGGATACACCAATTTGAGAGACGTGGAAGCCAAGAAAAAGGCGATCCAAAAAGAACTTCAATACTCCAAGCAAAAGGTATCTATCGGAAAGGCTTTGAAAATACTAGGTGAATGGATGGACTTGTTCAATAAGAGCGTCGAGAATTGCGCTAGGTTCGCCGCATTTCTTACTTCTAGGGAAATGGGGCGAAGCATGGATAAATCCATTTATGACGCTAAGGAGATATCCGTAAACTTCAATAAGAAAGGGGCGGGTTCGAAATTCTTGAATACTGAGGGGCAAACCAAGATAGGTAACGCTAGCGCTTTCACGTCTGGATTGTCAAGATCCATGTATGTGTTTTGGAACGCTGGTGTACAAGGTATGTATAATTTCGGAAGGCTGGCCAAGGATAATCCCAAGAAATTCTTGGGGTTAGCGTCCTCTTTCTATTTGCTTGGCACGATCATGCCTATGATCGCTACCGCTTTTGGAGATGATGAAGATGATGATTACTACGATCTTCCGGAATACGTGAGACGTAATAATATCTGTTTCCGTAACGGTGGAGGAAATTGGATTACAATTCCTATGCCCATAGAGTTAAGGGCTATATATGGACTAGGAGAAATGTCTTCTGGAATAGTTTCCGGAAAGGAGAAGTATACCGATAAAAAGATGGCCATGAAGATAGCGGAGCAAATGTCACAGGTTCTCCCTTTGGACATGATGGAGGGAGGTGGAGGATTCTCCGCTTTCGTCCCAAGCTCGGTAAAGCCATTGATTGAGGCCGGAGATAACAAGGATTGGACAGGTTTGCCTTTATATAAGGATAACGACTTCAACAAGGGTATGCCGGAATGGACAAAGGCTTTTAAGAGCGTGGATCCCGCTATATTGGCAATGACTAAATATGCCAATGAACTGACCGGAGGAGATAAATACACTACGGGTACCGTTAACCTAAACCCAGCCATTATAGAACATATATTGAACGGCTATTTCGGAGGTATTGAGGCTACACGTTCCCAGATGGTCAAATCCGCTGAAACCGCTTGGGGTAGTCGTGATTTTGACTGGAGGAATATCCCTGTCGGGAACCGTCTTATAAAAAGTGGTGATGAGCGGACGAAAAAGAAAACCATAGATAACGCTTATTATGAGAATTTGGAGGAAATGGATAAGATCGGACAAAGATTGAGAGGATATCGTAAAGAATTGTCTAATCTACAGAACGATAGTTTTGATATAGCAGAGTATCAGAAAAAATTGAATGATCTTATGATGAGCGATGAATATCGTGGATATGTAGAGTTCAATAATCTTAACAAATTGTATCAATCAATGGGTGAGTATTTGAAGAAGGTAGATGATGAAAGATTGGAAATGGAGTTATACGATTTGAAAGCTATGATGAATGAGATAGCTAATGGTGAATAGGTAAAGTGGCGGGTGGCGTTGGTGTCACCCGCTATCTTTTTACATTTTAAATATATTCACTGATCAAGCCAATAAATGCTACTATCGATATAATAGAGAATATGAATATTATCAAAGTGCTTAACCTAAAAATATATATGGATATAATTTCAAGTAAATTCCATGATTCTGTACCTAGTATCATAAACTGTGTCGTATATTCCTTATATCCGGTTTTTATGGTTTTTTTCTCTATAACACGATAACATCCAATAGGAATTAAGAAAATACCAAGGAACATTAAAAAACGGTATCTTACTTCTGATATGCCGTATGGTGTTGTTGATTCTCTGAATCTAATCCCTTCAAGAATTACTCCTAAAATCCTTGCGTCATACAAATAGATGTTTTTCCCTTTTCCATTAGGTTTCCTAGGCTCGAATTTTTCTTTCCATAATATCTTTTTTAAAATAATATCTCGATTGCAAATATAGACTAATATCGCCGATGAAAGGATTGTCATGCTGTTTAAAAAATCTTCCATATTTATTTTTCAAAAAAGTCAGATTGGTTAATTTTTTTTGTTCTCATGTTGCCATTAGACACTTTATGAAGAGTTACTTCATAGTATGGAATAGAAATTCCATTTTCTGTTCTCTCTGAAAACATATTAAAATAGTCTTTATAGTTGGCTTGTGAAGAGTAATGTACATTTGATTGAAACATTCCTAACTTCATTCCATTGAATAATAAATTAGGATTCCAGTCATTACCATAAACACATTTCATCTCATAAATACCTTCTGGAATATTTCTTATATCATAAGATGTGTGTTTGTTAATATATACATTCCTAATTATCTTTTTACTAGTTATATTTTTTAATATAACAACAGCGTCTTGATCACTTCCATTATTTACCGTTATATAATTATCTTGGCTATCATCATACGAATTAATTCCAAAGTATTCAGTAAATGGAGAATCTCCATTCATAAGATGATTATTCTTATATATATTTGAATCTTCAACTTCTTCAACTATAGGCGCAACCTCTTCAACATAATCATCAATCTTTTGTGTAGGATTTATTGTGTCTGTATTATGGTTATTAATATTGAATAAATTAGCATGGTAAGCTATATATATAGTTATTATTGATATGCAAATAAATATTAATATATTTTTAGAATTAATGCTTGTCTTTTCCCTTTTATATGATCGTTTATTGATTGGACTCTTTTTTTGTTTTTGTATATTCTCTATATCAGACTTACCTCTATTTGTTTTGTCTGTGTTTATTGAATTGAAAATATTTTGCCTATAGGAATTTAAGTCATTATCATATTTTGATCTTCGTTCTGGGTCAGATAATACTTCATATGCCTTTTGTATTTTTATAAATATATCATGTGCATTGTCGCTTTTGTTTTTATCAGGATGATATAATAATGCCTTTTGCCTGTATGCTTTTTGTATTTCTTCAAAAGTAGCACATTCAGTAATTCCAAGAATAGTATAGTATGTATTTATAGACATGTTTTGTGTTTTTTTGCAAAATTACCCAATCTTCACATCCGTTATTCCGTAGGAGGCATGTTTTAGGGCATATTTTACTTTTAGTTTTATCCCGAGGAATAGTAAAAAATAAAAAACTCCCCAAATCCTCACGGATAAGGGAGCTTTTATTATTTAACTATAATCTATATGAATGGTTTTCAGACAACCTTAAACGATCCGATTCTCACGAACGAGAGCGTTTGTAATATCTAAATCCATATCTAAACAAAGACATACTTAATCATCATTGCCGATCCTCCCGGAATAGCAACGGTGGGTATATCCGTCTTAAAATGCTTCCCAATACCACCCAGGGGAAGCGGGAAATATTTATTCAAACTATATTTTATGCCATAAGGAAAGGAGTGTGCCCCCATCCTCCAAAGCTATCCCCTTGACATAAATATACCTCTGGTTCTCACGAAAGAGCGGTATGACATTGATAAAATTATTTTATGAATACAACCTAGTGTAATATCTTTAAGTAATGACTCCGGTCCATCACGGATGAGAGCCATAAGGGGTTATAAATATATAACATACCATATACGCATAAAAAAACGTGGCGCCGTCGCAACTACCAAGACCCGGCGTCCCCACGCCAACATAACAGGTAGTAAGCAACGGCCCACGTCTTATATATAGATTATATATACAAATAACGTGGGCGTATTGTTGCTATCGGCTCCCTGTTATGTTTATAAATTTGGGGAATTTAGGTCTTTATAGGAGACGATATCTTTAACGCCACAATGTGTGTCACGTCTTATATTCTAATCAGTGACTACGCGAATATACTCTATTTATTTTATATTAGTAAAAAATAAGTCGTATTTTATTTATCTAATATTGATTTTTACAGGGGAAACGTTCATGCGCACGCTATAAACTCGACTCATTTTTGGGATATGAATCAAGATATCCCGTTGATTCTTCTTTGATTATAGAAGGCTTAGGCATATCCTCTGATATGAGCGCTCCTATCATGTCTGTCATCAATATATCGTCGTGATTGCCACGACCGGGAATATTCCCGTAACTACCGTCCGGACGTTGCTCGTATTTGGATGCCTCCTTATACATGCGCTCATCCGGGTCTATGAACATATCGTCCTCGAACGCCACTATGAAATTATCTACCATGTCCTGCTTGGTCTTTTTGTTGGTCTGGAAGCCTATCTTCTTGTATATGCCGTTCCTTATGTCCTCGGGATCCGTCGCCGCTCGCATGTAAAGATTAGGGTAGATATCCTCTATCTTTTTCAGTATGCCACGAATATGATCGCCTTCCTCCACGAACTCGGATGCCTCTGATTTTTTCTTATCAAACGTATTGCTCTCGAAGGCGAGAAGGGCGTTCTTGTAGTATCTGGCGATCTTGACGGCTTTGTAGGCGAGCCAGTCATATCGTATATGACCGTGCCATCTGGCTACCACCTCCGGCTTTCCTCCGCTAAATCGTAAATTCCATCTGTTTATCACTGTTATACATGAGGGGTCTGAGTTCTTGCTACGTCCACCGACATCGACAATAACAAGATACTCGTTGGATGTCCTTGTATCATCGGGCCTCTTCCAGATTCTCAACAGGCCGTTCGGATTCTTGGTGAGAATTATCCTCTTGGTCTTCTCTGATTGGGATATGTCGCCAATGAACTCCGGGGGTGATACGTATCTTTCCCGCATTACCTCGATCGTATAGATATTGAACACGAGATTACCGGAATACTTGAAACACTCGACATCATCGGATGGTGCCTCGGATGCCATCGATGCGTGATCATGGAACGAGGCCCTTTTCTTGATATACCATTTGATGTGCTCCAGCGTAGCTCCTTTTTCCCATAGAGACCATAGATACTGTCCCGGCTCGCTATTGTCATTAGGGGAGGTCGTAACATCCCTTCCCTCTAATAGATCCAATATGAAAAGCCGGGTCTCTTTCTTGTCCTTGAATCTTATCATGTCGTTCTCGATAAAGAAGAACGGTATGAATAGCGCCTTACGGGATGACGTGCCCTCCTTGGCCATTTGGTACTCATCATAGAAATAACCGGCCATGCCGTTAGCCGTAGACTCGGAGATCTCCATGGTCAACGGTCTCTCCAATATATTCGAGTCTATGTTTGTTATAACCTGCTCCGCCGATTTGCCATCCGTTGTTTTCCAGTAGGCTACCTCCGAGAAGTGGGCCATGGCATAGTCCATACCACGTGTTGACTCGAAATTCTCATAAGATGCCACGGTTATCACGTTATCACGTACCTTGTTCCCGGACGGGTCGGTGATTATGGAGTCGGACGCCGAATGCTCGTAAGGGGCGAATTGTAACTTGTCAACACCATATATAAATCCCGGGATATTATCGAGAACCTTTTTATACATGGCCTTGATACGTTTGGCGGTATCTTTCGTCTGGGCTATAATTACGGAATACCATCCTTCCATGACGAATAGCTGTATCCACGCCATATAGAGCTGTACCAAGGTGGAACCTCCCCATTGCCGGGCTTTCAATAATATTATACGGATCGGGACTCCCTTATGCCTCATTTCCTCCAGAACGGATAGCACGTAACGTTGGGCGTAATTAAGCTCGAAGGGGATCATTTCTCCCGCCTCTTTCGACTTGATCTTAAATAACGAGAAAAAGGCGAAGGACGGGTCTCTCGAGCAACGGGCCCAAAATAGCATGTTGGCCACGTCCTCCTCATTTATCCCATCTGAATCCGGGTACAGCTCGTTGAACCTTATCGTGTAGTCCTTTATGGAACCGGCTTTCAGGACATCCTGATACAGATCGTTCTTGAAAACCTCCTCGGTAAGCCACTGTACCCTTATGGGGTAATCATCTATGACAACCCTATGGCTATGCCCCTCCATTCCACGCCCCGTGAATTGGTCGTGCGTGCCGAATATATTTTTCAGCCTCTTGTTATTCTCGGCCAATATAGACTCAACCTCTTCCGTGAACGCTAATTTTCTGTATGACTCCATAGATGATATAGGCTATTAGGAATGACAGCAAGTGTATCCTCCAGTTGAATAAGGGGATAAACGCCATGACGATATTGCTCAATATTATTCTCCAAAGGCTTAGTTTATAGGCGTGATATCTGCGGGCGTAACATCCCATGATAAATCCGGACATGCCGCATGTAGGAACCGGCAATGAGGCTAGTGGTACGAACGAGGCCAAGACGCAAGACACGTAACCGATCAGGCATGTTTTCACACGAGGCTTAAACTGGAATAAGGCGATAAGATTTAATGATAAATGAAAGATGTTTGCGTGGGTGAACGTGTAAAGGAAATGGTCGTATGGTATGGAATTGGTATCGAAATAGAAATGTTTACCTGCGAGTTGGAGTATGACGCTTGTCAAGGCGATTATTAATGAAGGAATCAGTCTTTTTAGCTTACCTTCCATTTTTCCTTTCCCTGTTGATGCGTTGTATTATCGCCAACGCCCGTGAATAGGATATGTAAAAACAGGGGGCCGTTTGATAGACCGCGAAAGAGGTGATGAAATAAACGGAGCTTCCCTTGAATTCTCTCTTTTTCTCCAGCTCTTTGTAAATCTCATAAATGTCATCGATCATCTTGTTTCTGATCGATCGACCTTTTTCCTTGGTCTTCCCTTTCCTGATCAGCAGGATTCCCCTATACGCTTGAAGGGTGGAGATCCAGAACCTAGAGGCATGTGAGGATATAGCCCTCATTACCGCCTCTCGGTGGGATTTCACTTCCCTCATCTTCAAAGCACGTCTATAAGCTTCGTAAAGCTCCATGTCCCGCTCTGGGATGAAATCTACGCCATTAACCATAAAGAACGCTTGTTTTGGTGAACATCACAAAGATAGAAAATAGATTCACATGTTTGATTATTCTTAGGGTTCATGGGTTAAATAAAATAATCAAAATAACAAAACGGATATACCTTATTATTTTCCTTTGCCTAAAACAAAATCGATTAAGGTATGGCAGATATATCTAACAAAGAGAGATTCAGACAAAGATACGCCAAACGGAATCCGGATCTTAACATGGATGACGAGGAAGCTTACTATGGCTCGGTCAACCAGTTCATGGACGAGTATGAGGGTTACGAGGGAAACTCTAAGAAAATGCGGGAGAACCTATCGAAGAGTCCCGCTTTCGCCGAGTTGATGGTAGCCGCTAGGGATCAGGATGATTTCGATCCCGTTGTGTGGATGGTACAGAATAAGGGGCTTGACTTAAAAGCCTTGGCCGATGATCCCGATTATTCGCAAAAGCTGGCCGACGCTCATAACGCTTACTTGGAGAAACTGGCGAAACAGGACGAGATCGAGAAACAAATGTCGGAGAATATGCCGGCTAGCGTGGAAGGGATAAGGGCGAAAGCCTCGGAGATGGGCCTTTCTGACGATCAAGCGGAGGAGGTTATAGGCAAGATGTATCAAGTCATGGATGACTTGATCGTCGGTAAATTGGATCCGTCTATTTTCGAGATGATGGCCAAGGGCATGAATTATAACCAAGACGTGGAGGCCGCGCGGGAGGAAGGCGTTGCGGAAGGGATCAACAAGAAAGTTACCGACAAGTTAAAGGATCTTAGCGGTAAGCAGGAAAGGCCGAGAGGGAGGCAAGGCGCACGGCAGGAGAAGCCGGTTACGCAAGACGTGAACAATCCTTTTTTATAATGAGAATAGTAACAATTAATACTTTTGCGATGAATAAATTATTTAAAGACAAGATGTTTTGGGTCAAGACTTTGTTCTTTGTCTTGGCGGTATTGACCGGTGGAGCGGCTATGGCCGTGGAGATCGGGGAGAATGGAAGTGATACGGATCCCAATGATGGCAAGCCGTTGGAGAATGCGACCCCGGACGCCGCCGGTAAGGGTATTGACCAGCAGGGGCAGGGGGCTACTGGATCTGCGGTCACCGACGCTGATCTGGCCGAGAACAAGGTAGAGGATTACGTCAGTAAATTTCAAGCGTACAAATATCCCATGCACACGGATTTCCTCAAGCTCGCCAAGCAAGTCCATGTCAACACGAAGGAACCGGAGCATTACAATATTGGCGAGGCTATAATGGATTGCGTTACCAAGGCGGAGGTGACCAACACGGAAAAGGACGCTGAGGTAAAGCTAAGCTTGTATAAGAATGACGAGAAGTTATTCGCCGAGTGCAACACTGTCTTGGTAGACGGCGTAACCGGATATGATGAGAACGGAAATTCTGACGGTAGCCCGTTAGTCCTCTATGTCATATCCGCAGATAAGGCTAACGGTATTATGGTCTCCGCTCTTAATGGCCCGTTGGATGAAGGAAAAAACATGTATGTGCCGGATTTGAAAGCGGGTACCGGATTGCACATCATGGCACCGGCCATGAGTGAGAGTGAGGTGGAGATCGCCCCGGATTCCGCTTATCCCAAGAAAGAGATCGCCTACTTGCAGAAGAAGGTATGTCCGATCACGTGGACGGAATTCTTCGAGCGTATCAATAAGAAGGCTAAGTGGAACGTGCAAGACTTGAAGGATTGGACTTTGTCTAATTTCCGCAAGAAATGTACACGCACGATGTTGATCGGTGTAGGTACGAAGTTCGTGAAGTATGGCTCCAAGAAAACAGGTACCGAATACGTGTATGCCCAGAAAGGCGTGTTGAGACAATTACGGCTGGGTTACCAGATCGGTTCGACATTGGAGTTCGCCGATCTTATCGGTATCACCCGTATGCTTTTCGGAAAGTACTCGAACACGAACGAGATGGACGTGTATTGCGGTACCAAGTTCATCGAGAAGTTGCTGAACATCGATTTCACGAAACATAAGGATATCTCATTCGTCAAGAAACAGAATATCGGTATCGATATCTCCTCTTTCGAGACCACTTTCGGAAAGTTGAACTTCAAGGTCGAGCATGCCCTTGACGATCTTGGATATGAGGAATGCGCCGTAGCTTTTCCGATGTCCGAGGCCAAGCGTTATTACTACCAGAAAGGAAAAACTCTTACCGTGGATCACTCCAAGGGAGAAGGCGGTGAGGTACGGGAGGCCAAATCCCAATATTATATTCAGGATGACTGCTTGATGCTTACGGGTTATAACTCGATGCTGATCGGTCCGGACGTGACAGTGAGCGGATATAAGCTGTCTATGCTTGACACAGTCGTTTCCAGCGTGGCTTCCCTGAGTTCCGTATCTACACCGAAAAAGGACGATGTGGTTTACTTGACCGTAGCGGACGATACGCACGCCGTCGGATTGTATGTATATGACGGTACAGCATGGAAACCATACAAGGGAGAGATTAACGTGTAAACTGTAATATTGTCAAACAAGACCCACCGGAGCAAACGCACGGTGGGTCTAATAAAATCAATCGAATGATCACGAAAACATATGAGCTGGTAGGCAAGGATAATTGCATGCTCCGTACTATATATTGCGGCACAAGGGTCAGTATGGAGTTCAAGGGCGGTAATTTCATCAATAGCAAGAACGCCTTGCTACGGACTAGCAACCCTTTCGTACAAGACGCTATCGAGAATGATTGCCGATTTGGTACGTCTATCCGGCTCGTCTCTACGTTAAAAGACGATGATGTGTCTGCTGTCTCGATCATGAGGAACTCGAGAGGCCGGGAAAAACAAGTGAAAGAGGTCAAGACCGTAAAGAACGTGAATGACGCTATCGACTATTTCGCCAAGATGGGCTATAAGGTGGAGAACGATGATATGCTCGAGGAGTTAAAGGATAAATTAAGTGTCTCGTTCCCGAACATGAAATGATATGGATATTAGCGTGAGCGACATAGTGAGTGAGGTCAAGATCTGCATAGACGAGATCGGGCTTAATGACGCTGAGTTCCTAGGAACGCAGGATAACGAGGAAATGGACACGATTATCAAGTCCAAGATATCGGAGGCGTTGCGCTTCGTGAACGGTAACGCGGACTGGGGCCTGTTGGAACCGAACAAGATAATAACGGACGGAACCATAGAGGACGATCTTGTCGCTCATGTAAGCTTGCCGGAGAACTACTCTAGGATTTGTTACGCTAGGCTATCATCATGGCCTTTATTTATTTCTGATCCTATCTATTGGAACGATAAGGACTACGCCACGCTGTCGGATCCATACGCAACGGGGACATGGGAAAGACCTAAACTGGCGTTGACCATGAGGCCGGGTAAGACATTGGAGCTATATAAAGCGAAGGACAAATCCGACACGTTCGAGATCGGGATCATAACGGACGAGGATATAACGGATAGCTTGGAGGTAAGCCCCAAGCTGAAAAAGGCACTGATCTATTATATATCCGGTCTCACGTTGCTTACTTACAGGGATCAGCACGCAGACAGCATGTTTAATCAAGCGTTGGTTCTTATGGGTGTCAATCCATCCGGGGCCAACTCCAATCAATAACAAGATTATATAATCATGGTATACATATTCAAAGACAGATTGATTCGGGTTGAGTGGACTATCTATAAAGGGATAAGCCCGGTGAAAGAGGATTTCTCCCGATCTAATGTAAAGGTTTTTCTATTAGGCAATCGGGAGAAATATCTACTTCAAGCGAGAGCGGACAAAGGTACGCTTTATGTAGACATTCCTTCAGGGTTGGAAGAAGGAACTTACTCTATCGAGGCGATATGGGTCAAGAATATGGACCATGTCTTTGATACACGAAGCGTATGTCGCTCCAAGAAAGAGGATCTTTTCTCTATTACCGAATTTGAGAACGAGGTTACGAATATAGGAGAAGGTGTCGTCGTGCTGAAAGTAAAGACCTCTACCGCCACTTATGGCTATGATGGCTTGTCCTCATATGAGCTGGCCGTATTACGTGGGGACTGGAACGGTACGGAAGGAGAGTGGCTGAAGCATGAGCGTTACGTAAGCGTGCTTGATTCCCGTGGTGATAGCGAGGTTGATACCATGAGCCAAAAGGCCATTACTGATGAACTGGAGGCACAAGACAATGCCATAGAGGATATTCGGAAAGATACGGAAAAACTTGGTGATCGTGTGGAGGAAGCGGAGGAAAAGGTTAATAATATGGGGGATGTCGTTGATGAGATCAAGAGCCACGCCCCGGTATCAGCTCGTCCCGCCGGTTTCAAGCCGGACATCGACCTTACCCCGGAGATCACGGTAGACCGTGCTTGGAGAGACCATGAGGGTAACGTTATCCGTGATACGTATATCACCCGGAGGGGATTGAGGAACGAGATAATCGACATCACCAACCAGCAGGTAACGGACTTGAAGCCCGGCTCCGTCGATCCGGACGATCTTTCCGAGGCGACTAAGCAATTGATCGGTAACAAGAGCATAACCAACCTTCCGGACGAGGAGGATATAACCGTTACGGATAACCAGACCTTGAAGTTGAAAGACAAGGAATACGCCCCGAAGGATTACTCCGGCATGGGACGTGTGTATCTCCGGAAGCATTACGTGAACGGCGTGAACACGCTCACGCAACACATGATGAGAAAACCGAACACCATTTATATCATCCAGTACGATTACTGCCTCGCTGGGCAGACGATCGAGGTGCCGGAGAATTGCGTGTTGAAATTCCAAGGGGGGAGTTTGAGGAATGGAATAGTAATATTGAATGGAACTTCTTTAATGGAATATGGATCGAGAATTTTTGATAATATCACTCTTTCGGGCATTCTAAATGGGGACTTATCATGTACGATGTTCGGGGCTTCTCCTTCTAGCTCAAAAGACCTAAATTTGGATTCCATAAAAGAAACAATAAAACAGTTAGATAACGTTGGTGGAGGGGAGTTGCTTATTCCACAAGAAATAAACTATGGGTATGAAAGAAATACTCCATCTACATGGGTGTATACTACTGTGTCTAATAATATCATCGTAAAGGATGAATCAAAAGGGAATACATATAATCTTCCATCAAGAGATGGCTCCCAGATTAGAAACTTCTTTATGACAGAAGGAAACCCAATGGATGGCAAGCATGATGGAGGAGGATTCATGGTGAGAGCTAATTGGCATCCTTACATGATGCTTAGCAATGATAGAGATCCTCTTGAGGCTAATAACAGAAGAGCTACTTATTTTGTAGGTAATAATGGGAAAATCTGTTGGGGCATAGGTCAAGGTTCTAATACAATAGAACCTGATGGGACGGATAGGGATGATGCTCTCTCTAATTTCAAGATAGTAGGAAATGATATTGCAGGGGGAAATGGGCTTACCAATATGATGGTAATTAATAAAACTAATGCTTTTTTTGGTTTTAATTTGAGTACTCCAGTACAAGATTATCATTTTAATTTTAGAAATGTAGAAGGGAGGGATAATGCCAATGTTCATTTTGATGCGAGTCTTAGGAGTGGTACATTAGAAATATTATTAACGGCAGGTGAAGCGAAGAAAAGAATAGGAGTTTCACCAATTACAAATAATCTTTATTTTGTCTCAGATAATAGTATAGTTACAAGTATTACCCGAAATGGAGACATTTTATTAAAGGGTAACTTAGGCCTATTTACAGGAGAAGGAGATCCAAATGGTGTATTTAGTTGTGGAATTGGAGCACTTTACCAAAATAGAACTGTTCGGGCAAATGGAAAAGGTTTATATGTGTGTACTGATACAGCCAATAAAAAATTTAATCTGGTTTCGGGTGTAGATTCCTGTACATCGACCTCAAGACCTTCTACTACTGAGTTACCTGTAGGATTTCCAACTTTTGACACAACATTAGGTAAGCCTATTTGGTGGACAGGCACGAACTGGGTCGATGCCACCGGAGCTACCGTATAACTATTAAAACATCATAATCATGAGACAATTCATATACACGATCATCAGAAAGATATTCAAGCTTGTATTCTCTATCTACAAGCCGAAGGTAAGGACATTGTACAAAGGCCGTAAGAACATTGATCTTACGGAGAACGGCGATCAGCGCATAAGGGTAGGTAAGTCTTTCTATCTGGCCGGGAACATCTACAAATTAGATCAGTTGGATAATACGAGCGTATTCAAGCTGGCCCTTTACAAGAAGGAAGGCGAGGATTGGTCAAAGGCTAACGACCTTGATTTGATCTTGAGACTTAACGCCGGCTACAACATATTTTACGTATAACGAATTAAAGCACGATACATCATGGAAGAGCGAAAAGATATTTGCGAGGGTTACGAGAGGGATAGCGTACAGCAGCTAGACAAGCTGGCCAAGGATAAGAACGAGCGTTTTCCTATCTATCCGTTGACATACATTCAGGCCGTATATGACGCTAGGACGAAAGAGAGGCTTGATTCCATATTGTGGAAATGCAACAACGTGTATTTGCCTTGGATGGGATCGGCGGGGGATACCCGTATACAATTGCCTTTCTGGATGAGAAGGAAGGGTATCATAATCACTTACAAGAACCTTGAGGAGGAGACGATAACCGAGAAGCTCACCTATGATCTTTGTATCGCCGATGATTTCTTCCGTCTTGACTCCTCTTGGACTAGGATAACGGACGCCCTCCCGGTCGGGGGTAACATAACCATAGGCTCTAACGGCAATTGGTTTCAAGATGGAGTTGATACCGGCTTCAAGGCACAGGGACCTAAAGGAGACAACGGGCTTACTCCCATGCTTCGCACGGTTAATAACAAGCTTCAATACTCGTATGATGGAGAGGTATGGAATGAGATCTCTGAGTATATCGCCGCTTGGTTCCGCTTTCAAGACAATAAGATCCAGATATCACGGGATCAGAAAACATGGTCTGACCTGTCAAAGCCGTTCACGCAAGACCTGTATATAAAGGGGTATGTCGCTACCTCGTCAGCCCTGCCCTCTACGGGCGTGAAACAGGGTGATATCTACATGGTAGGACCTACGTATGCGGCTGAGGACACGGAACATAAGAATCCTATATACCGGATGTACGTGTATAACGATTCAAGATGGGTGGATAACGGGGTTTTCCAAAGCATAGCCGCCGGGGTGGTTCAGACGATCGGGAATAGCGAGACGGAGGTCATGAGCCAAAAGGCTGTTTCATCCATCGTCGGCCTAGACACGTACCCTGTCTTCTCCGATACCAAGCCCTACGTAAAAGGCGAGATCGTTAATTACGGCGGCCTCTTGTACGAGTTCACGGCTGATCATGAGGCGGGGGCGTGGATTGGCACGGACGCGAGGGAGACTAGCTTGAGGGAGGAGGTTAGAAATATTGATAATTCAATCATGGAGTACAATGTTTCAATGCATAATGACTGGTCAAAGTACACTCTCGTGGAAGCTATAGCTCTTGTTCCTAATAGGTTAAGAAGATTAGGGCAAAAAGTGAGTTTTATAAATTCTTTAACAGGATTAGCCGAAACTTGGATGTATATAGGGACAGATTCCAACGAATGGGGGATTACAAATTTTGTTGCATCTGACGCTGGATTCTATGGTCAAATATTTGATACTATAGAATCTCCCTATAATATCGACAATATAAAATCTACAGGTTTTTATATTAAAAAAAATGGAAATCCTTATATACTAATTGTTAAAGCAGAAAAAGGTGCTGAGATATATCAAGTTAGATTTTATGTCCCTGATTTTACGGACAAAGTTGTCTTGGGAAAAAGAAAATATTCTACTTCTACTAATTCATGGACCTCTTGGGTAAATCAAGAAATTATTACACAAGATTTACTTGATGCACTATCATCAACAATTTATTCATTTGATGGTTTTATTGAAACTAATGATTCAGATGCAGACAATTTTATAGATAAAGTTACTACTACAGGAGTTTATAAGAGAGCAAAGAATGGGTATCCTATTATTTACTTTGTTAAAACTGTAAATAGAATTGTTTACCAGACTCAGTTATATTATAATGATAGTTTAACATTAGTATTTAAGGTAAGGCGACTTAATAGTGGTGTGTGGACTGAATGGAGTAATCAAACATTTGTTTTTGATATAGGCACTTTTAAGTTTAGTGAACTTGATAACTTAAATAGTTATGGAACTTATATATCAAGTGAAACTTATAATAATGGCATATTATATGTTATGAAATCCTTTCCATATCTCCTTGGTTATGATATGACCCAGATACTCTTCTTAAATGATGTGAATAGTGGGAGATTAAAGAAAGGAGTAAGACATCATGAAACTGGCGCTAATTGGATGGACTGGGGATGGGAGGAAGTAGATGATACTACTTTACAGAAGCAGATTGCTAAGACTGGAATATCATTTAATCTTACCAATTATAGTCAATATCAAGGTTATATCTCTCAAAGAGATTTGACTGTAAATGCTAATGAAGGTTATAGGACTATATCTATACCATTAACAGATATACCAGAAGGTCAAAAGTACCTTACTATCCCTTGCCAAGGAGGTGCAATTCTTCTTGTTGGATATTGGAAAGGTGATTATAATGATTCCTCAAATTATCTTGGAAGAGATAGTATAACAGCTTTCTCACAAGCAGGGTCGCAAATGTATGAAAATGTCCCATTACATAACCTTATACCTGATGGTGCAACGCACATGACATTATGCTGGAATATAGTTGGTTATCCAAAACTTACTATATATAATCCTGATTTAAATCCTTCTTCTGGAGGTGGTAATGTAAGAGGTATTATACTCCCTTCTACTTATCTTGGACAGAGAGAGGTTGTTTATGGTGGAATGAATAATGCCTATCTATACAAGAGAGGTGCATTGCTAAATATAGCTGGAAACCATGATGATTTAATTATTGTAGCAGGTCAAAGCAATGCTGATGGTAGAGCTGATAAATCTGAGGCTCCACAATGGTTGATTGACATGAACTATAAGATAGAGAACTATATGATGTGGAATCCTATAGCAGAGCAATTCCAACCTTGGGAGTTAGGTGTCAATACAGGAAGTGAGGATAATGCAAGCAACCAATTTGGATTTGATATTTATTTCGCAAAAAAATATTTGGAGGCAAATCCAGCAAAGAAACTTTATGTAGTAAAGCAAAGTATTGGTGGATCTCCTATTTCCCCTTTAAGAGCAAGTGGAGAAACCAGAGCCTATTGTTGGACCCCTATGCCAGAACTTATCACAGATGGTGGCACAAGTATGTGTAACCTACTTATTGAGAAGATTAGAAAGGCTTATCTGTATGCTTCAAGTAATAATATAAACTTGGCTATTCAGGCCCTATTATGGCATCAAGGTGAGGCTGACATGACTGAAATTAGAGCATCTTACTTTGAGGATAATTTGAAAGGATTGCTTTCTTGGATGAGAGGTATTTGGGCAGCTCCTGCATTACCAATCATAAATGGTCAGATTTCATCATATTATGATACAGAATTTCAACCAACTTATAGCGCAAACAAAACTTTTGCAACCTTGAATGGCATTGATCCTTACTTCAAGACTGTAAATATGAAAGGTCAGGCTATGCAACCTGATAATGTCCACTTCGCTGCTGGAGGTTATGAGCACATGGGTTATGGAATGTGGAATTATTACTTGGAATTTAATCCTATATATAAACCAAATTCCTATTCGATGATTTTAAGTAATGTAGTCTATAAAGATTCTATTCCTACAGATTAATGGATTTATGTAATAATAGGCAAACCTCATGTACCGTTACCTCTTCTACATATCCAACCTTGCGAACTGGTTAAAGTCTATCGCCATAGCCGCCGTTGTCACGGCGATGGACTTCGTGTCGCCGATCGAGAACTTCTTGGTGGTGATCCTGTCGCTGGCCTTCATCGATACGTTCTGGGGGCTGGCCGCAGATCACGGGGATTTCCGGAAAAGCAAGTTCATCCGTAGCTGGGTGTACATGCTTGTGTATTTCCTGATAATTATCATTTCGTTTTGGATAGGCGTGATGATGGATATATCGGAGGATAACGCCAAGGCTTTCGTGTCTTGGATTACGTGGGCGATGATATGGTTTTACGGGACCAATGTCTTAAAGAACATGGGCAAGGTATTCCCGGATAACAAGGTGATAGCCTTCTTGTATTGGGTTGCCGCCGTAAAATTCATTAGTAAGGTCAATTTCTTGGATGAGTATAACAAGACAAAGAATAAAAAAGGCTCCCCAGATCCAAAAGGATAGGGGAGCCGGATAAATTTTAGCTTCCTGTCTTTCGCAAGGGAGGATAGCAAGGTTAACAAAGCGTCACAAATATACGAATAAAATCAAATAACAATGGCAGAGAAAAAATTACCTAGAGGGTTGCGAAACTGCAACCCCGGAAACATTCGGATCAACGGAGACTTGTTCCAAGGTGAGATACGCCCGAGCAAGGACGTATCATTCAAGCAATTCAATACGATGGCGTATGGGTACAGGGCCATGTTCCGGATCTTGTCAAATTATTACAAGAACTACAAACTGGACACGATTCGCAAGATGATAGGAAGATGGGCGCCTCCGGAGGAGAACCATACCGAAAAGTATATCCAGTTTGTATCAGATTACGCCGGTATCCCGGCTGATGATCCTATCAACATCAACGATCGTGAGCAGATGATCCGGATCGTGGGCGGGATGAGCAAGGTGGAGAATGGTAGGGAGGCTGATATGTCGGATGTTATTGCGGGGTGGAATCTGTTATGAGAGCATGGCAGGTTATATTAATACTAGTGTGCTTGGTAGCCAGTTTCACTGCTGGCTACCATATCCGGGGGGATGTGACTGATAAAGTCGTGTCTAAATCCGATACCGTATTAATAACCGACACGATCCGTGACAGTATCCCGTATCCTGTTTACGAGACATTGGTGCAGACGATACCGGAGCCGTTCCCTATCTATATTACATTGGATGGCGATACGGTCAAGGAACCTATATATGTCCCGGTGCCGATAACTCAAAAGGAGTACAAGACGGATGATTACCGGCTGTCAATATCCGGCTATAAGCCTAATCTTGATTACATCGAGGTTTATAGAAGGACTGAGTATATAACCAAGACGATCTCCCCCCGTAGATGGGGAATAGGAGTTATAGCAGGTTATGGGATCGGTAAGAATGGCTTGTCACCCTATGTCGGGATAGGTGGGTTTTATAGAATTTGGTGAGGCTTCCATGGCTCACGCCCGAGAAACCTCTGATAATAGAATGAATGCGTTATATGAATAACAAGGGCTGACGTTTTTTTGTTCATGATAATTTATATTAGTTTGATGGTGACTTCGTGAGAACGAGCCGGAAAGGGAGGATAAAGAAAAAAAGAATCTTCCCTAAATAATCGGATCGGAAGTTTGATTATTTTTTCATGCCACGCACGACGGGAAGATTCTTATAAGTCTTTCTGCCGTGCATTTTTTTTTTGCCCGGCTTGATAGTAAAACAAACCACGAAATAAAAAGTTTATGAATAAGGTGGAAATTTTTTACAAAAAAGTGATAGAGGCAGTCTGCAAGGAGTGCGGGACCGATCCGGTAATGATGTTTAGCAACAACAAGGAGAGGAACGTTGACGCTAGGGGAGTGGCTATAACCATACTGGCCGATCGCAAGTTGAGCGACAATATCATATCCGATCTGACTGGAATGACGAGGCAAGCCGTGAACCGGATGCGTAACTTGTACCCGGACAGGATAAGGAGGAGTTACTACCTGAGGAGGACGGTGGAGAGCGTCAAAGAGGAGCTATCCGGTACGGTCTGAGGGTGCGTTATGTTGTAAGGCATGTGATTTGTCTATGAAAAAATTTTCATATAACAAAATTTTGTGCGACATTTGCGGAATAAAAGGTGATTTTTATAGCCTCGTCAAGTAACCAGCCTTGGCTGAGGCTTTACTTTTAACACCTTATATCTTAAAAAATGTATATTCTAAATAGATCATGAAAAAATATGACAGCGATCGTAGGAGTTTTAAATAAACATGCTGTAGCTATTGCGGCGGATAGCGCAATTACTACAACGGGTCTATCTAGACGAAAGGTCTTTAATCGGGGGAATAAAATATTCACGTTGTCTAAATTTCATCCAGTAGGCGTTATGATTTATAATAACGCTGCATTAGAGGGAGTGCCTTGGGATGTTATAATTAAACTTTATAGAAGGTCTTTGGGAGATAAATCTTTTCCAAAATTGGAGGATTATAAAAAAGATTTCATAAGATTTATCTATAAAAAGAATTTTTTTATAGATAAATCAATTCAGTTAAGCTATTTAAGTGCGTCTGTTCAGTTTATCATTACTAATCTTATCGGGAATGAGGCTGGTCGATTGTGTGGAGGTATAAGGGATGACAATCATGATGATTTTTTGTCACAGATGAAAAGATTAATGAGACAGTATTCTGATTTATATTCTTCCACAAAACAATGTGAGTCTCTAAGTGGTTATAAGATTGATGATTTCGTTAAGTATTCATCAAAAGTTTTTGATGACCTAATCAATTCTCTAAATCAGATATCTCCAGATAAGGAATTTAGGGAATATGCGGAGACTCTTATTTTCAATATGATAAAATCAGAGCATGATAATCTCCCTTTTACAGGTATAGTTTTTGTTGGTTATGGTGAAGATGATATATATCCTAAATTGGATCCTGTTAATATTTCATTGGTCATAGACAACAAGCTTCGATATTATGATGATATAAATAATTCTGTTGAGATATCGGATAAAAATTCATCTGCGATTCAGCCTTTCGCTCAAACTGATGTTATGGATACAGTTTTACTAGGTATCGATCCCAAATTAGAAAAGTTGTTTATTGAAAATTTTAAAAAGACGATAACTAAATATGGAAACATGATCGCAGAAGGTGTAGATAGAATTGATCCTCAAATGGCCGCCAAGATACGGGACTTGGATATAAGCGGAGTTGTCAATGAATTTAGAATATTGAATAGGGAATTGAAAAGAAAGCAATATATTATACCTCTAGTAAGGGCTATCTCTTCTTTAGAGAAAGAAGATTTAATAGATGTGGCAGAAAGTTTGATATCATTGACTTCCTTAAAAAGAAGGATGACCTTTGAGGAAGAGAGTGTGGGCGGTCCGGTAGATGTGGCTGTTATTTCTAAGGGGGACGGATTTATTTGGATAAAAAGAAAACATTATTTTGACCCGAATTTAAATGATCATTTTTTTAAAAACTATTATAGATAATACATATGGGAACGTTATTACAGTCTGATGCAGGTTATTTGTTCGCTCTTGATAATGATGTTATCATGAATGAACCTAATGAATTGGATGCCTATATAAAATCAAAAAGGATCCAAGAATGTAAAGATTCATTAGAGGATGGTATGAGCCTTGATGAAATATCGGAGGTCGTTTCCAATAGGTTAGTTGATCTTATAAAAAAACAATTAACAAGGGAATAGTATTCTATATTTCTTTATAACAAAAAAGCGTCGTCAATACAAATTGGCGGCGCTTTTTTTTGTCTCATCCCCTTCCGCAAAGAACTAGCAACAACCTCGCAACAAGCTAGCAAGGAGATATTTATTTAGCAAGGCACTTCTGTGGATTTTTGTGGTGTCCGGGATAACCCGGATATGACCATAAAAAACTTCACATATGGAAGCAGAGAAAATCATTAAGGAGAAAGAGATCGTCCATGAGGATGAGCACAAGGATTACGCAAGCAAGGGCGTGGGTAACGCCGGCTTGACATTGGGCATCATTGGCACGGCTCTTGGAGCTTGGGCGGTGTCACGTAACCGTGGCGGCTTGTTCGGCGGTGGCTGGGGAGCCGGTATGCCGGAGAACGTTAACATCAACACGACCACAGGAGGCGGTGGTGGTTCCGGTGTAGGCGCTCCGACAGCGTTCATGGCTTGGGAGAAAGGCTGTGAGGAGGCGTTATCGCTTACAAACGCAATGTGGGGATTGAAAGTCTCAGGTATGCAAGCCGATTACGATCACCGCCAGACGGATATCGCCGAGAAATTCGCCTTGTGGAAATCACAGGTAGACGCTGATTTCGGATTGTACAAGTCACAGGTAGACGCTGATTTTGGTCTATACAAGAACCAAAGAGACCAGTTCGATGTCTTGAAGGCTCAGATTGATGAATTGAGGTGTCAGGTGGCTGTAGGTTCGGCGATTCGTCCTTACCAAGACAAGTTGCTTCAATGCGAGATCGAGAAGGCGTTCACGGCTAGTGTCAATTACACCGATCGTAGAACCTGCCGTATGATCACGGGAGAATTGGTATTGCCTAATACCCCTACGGTAACAGGCTATCCTAGCTACAATCCGTGCTCATGTCCGGCATCCGCTCCGGCACCTACGGCTTAAGGTAAAGTTAGTGGCTTGTGCTCCCTAGGGGGCGCTTGCCGCTTTCCTTTTTTTAACCACTAACAGTATTATCATGCAGACAAATGTTTTTTTAGGGGGGAGTGACCCTGTATTAGGTAGCAATCCTTATAATCCGAATATAAGCGAGATAGAAGCAAACATTCAGCGTCTCCAGCAAGCGCAGCAACAGATGGAGATCCAGAAGCAACGTATGCTTAACCCTTCTGCGCAACAGGCCCAAAGCCGTAATCCGGTGTGGGACGAGATAGATAAGCTCGTTAGCGAGATGTCGGATAGCGAGTTCGAAATGGTCAATAACAATCCGGAGTATCAACAGGCCTACCAAAAGGTAATGTCCATCCTTAACCGTGAATACATGCGCATCATGCGTCCGTTGGTGGAGGAGAGCAAGGACGGAAAGGCCGCCTTGGAGGAATTGTTGGGAATGGCCAAGAAGATAAAGAAATCGGCCTCAGAGGAGGTTAACAAGAACATGGCGTTGTTCGCTGAGTACACGGCCAAATACGCCGATATGCCATACGCCGACTTCCTTAAATTGAAGAATAGCGGAAAAGGAGGTAAGAAATGACACGTGAGGAAGGTATGCTTATCGAATTGATCGATAAGGTCAAGAGACAAGGGTATGCTATCAGTACCTTGAGAGAGGAAGTGGAACAATTAAAGAAAGAGTCCTATGGAACTAAAGCAACAAGCTCTAGAGCTAAAAAGCAGGCTAATTAACTCGGTGGAGATATGGGCGGAGGAAAGGGTTGACTCTTTCGTCTCCGGGAACACGGCGTTCAAGCCTCTTGGAAAGTATCTTAAAAGGGGTGTCCATAACATCCTCGTGCAAAAGGATAAGGAGATCACTGAGAAAGTGGAAGGATTCATGTTGTTTGCGGCTGACGAGAATGGCAATTATGACAAGGAAGAGCTATTCGATGACGCTATGAACGTATTCAAGAGCATGAAGCCGTATAAGTTCGAGCAAGGATTCTTGAAGGGTACGATCGGGGAGGGATCTATATTGGTGGAACTTCCGGATAACGCTCTTATGAATTTTATCCTAGGCGAAACGAACGCTATCCGTATAACGGAAGCGGATTTTTTGGAGTTGAAATCAATATTTACCGAATAATAATATGATATATGAGATACAAGGAACAGATAAGGGAGTACCAAGCCAAGGGACTAGGCTCCGAGAAGAAGATGTGGGCCTCCATAGACGTGATGGAGGAGGCTATGGAAAAGTTAAGGGAGAAAGACCCGGAGGCGTATGACGAGGCTATGCGTGATTTACATGAGGTTTTTTGTGGGCCTCATTATAATGAGTGCTTTGCTAGGATGGACGTGGCGGCAATGCGTCATAAAGGCAAGGCGGGAGAACATAAAGGTGAGCACTGGAATATGGAGCAGGTGGCTACCGCTATAAAAGGTATGAGTATCCCGGGAAATACCAACATATGGGACGTGTACGTTGCTCTTAACGCAAACTGGCACGACAAGGAAGTAAAGTTTACGGAATGGTTCGGTCCAGATGCCGAGAAAAAGATCATCGAGGACGCTATAAATTTCTATTTCCTTGACGATGACGCTCCTGAAGGCAAGGTTTGGATTTATATGTGTGCCATGGATGACTAAGACACGATCACATAACAAGAAAAGAAACGATTCTGTAAGACGGGAGATAGACCGCCTTATAGAATCGTTGTCGTTCGAGCCTATAAACTTTCATGAGATTAAGGCTAGGATAAGGCACCTAATGAGCATAGAAGGGAAAAGAAAGTGATATTACACTTTATCCTCTATGCTGACATCAAGGCTTGTCGTGCCTTATTGAGCGCATCTTGATTAACCTGTCCGTTGATTGCGTTCATTTGATCAGCTGGGACACCTTGGATATTTCCACCTTGCTCAACTACTTGTTTGTTGGATTGAATGGACTGAAGTATCTGGTCTGATCCGGGGTAATATGATAGTGATAACATTTGCTCCGCAGAAATGGCTCCGGCCATCCATAATTCCTTCACCAAGTCGTTTAACATCATTCTAGCTACCGGAGATTCAGCGGATTCCTTGATGTTGACCTTGAAATCTATATCTTGGACTGTCTTCGGGTCATACTCATTATAAGTGGCATAACCTGCGGATCTCTCCATCGATATGTTCCTTGGGGATTGATAATATTGATGGATCGTTTTCATCTTCTTGCGAGCGATCTCGGCCTCGAACGTGGAGAACTTGGTTAGTAACGTAGCGATAGATGTAGTGGAGTTCTGTGTTTCCATGGCATATCTGCTTGCCGCTGTTGATCCCGACGGGGTTTTCCCTTGCAAGGCTTCCGACACGGACGTTATATCGTTTATGAAACTCAATTGTAATTGCAATAGCTCCGTGGTACCGATATTGGTAGAGTTCGATGTTATGACTTCCGGTTTGTTCCCGCTCTTGGACGGCTCGTAAAAAATAAATGATCCGATCTCAACGAATTGCTCGGCGAACTCACGATTGGACATCCCGTCCGGAACGGAGTCTTTAGGGATCATCTTTACTCCCTTTACCGCTGATTGGATAGCCAAGTCGTTAAGCATGATCAGCCGGTTGATGTATCGTTGCTGATCTATGATAACGGAAATAAAAGGAACTGTCCGTCCATTCACCAAATAGTGTAGCTTGTAAATATAGGGGTGAGACTTATATTCATAAGGCGTGTCATACTCGGTAAGTACACGTCCGTCCGGTGATAGCATTTGGAAATGCCAATATTGATCTATTATATAGGTGTATTCTATCAATGGGATCTCCTCCGGAGGTAATCCCTGTGACATTCCCATACGCATACGATCCTCGTTCTCTCTCTTGATGACAGGAAGATCGCTAAGCTCTATCCTGTATATAGGATCATCGGTGTCCATGATATCCACGCAACGGTATCTAGGCTTGTTCTCCAGTGTCCAAACATGGTAGGTCCGGCACAGGTCGGCGGCGGGAGGCGTGTCGAAAGACTCGTCCATGAAACGATCCGTCTGCTGGGTTCCCAGATTTTCCATACGATTGAGCCAAGGTGAGTAAATCTCCTCCAATTGCCTGTAATCATACTCGGACTCCGCTAATACCGAGGCCAGCTCGCCTAATGTATAGTCACGGATCTCCCCGATCAAGGAATCATCCCAGTGCCTTGGATCATTGGCTTTCGACTCATAGAAGAAATAGGAAGGGTTGACCACGTAGGTGTAGCTGTCCTCTATATCGTCATGGCTAGACCATTCTTCCGTTACCACGGCGCATCCTCCGCAAATAAACTCTATCATTTCGGAGGTGAGGACATCTTTCATAAGGTTATTTTCCCAGTTGGTCTGTAAAGCGTCCGTCATCATCTGTGACTTGGTATCCGCGTCTTTCTGCCGGGCGAAACATACGGGAAGGGTAGCGGTCTTTGCGTATAACCCGGCCAAAGTATTTACGATCTTGAAAAGATGATTGTTCTGCAAAGCGACCCCTCCCGTACGCCTCGCTATCCTATCACGTTCCTTCATCCTTTTCCCGTCCTTGTCCACCACGATATCACCCCATTGGTCACCGAACACGTAACGGAAATTACGAAGACGGGTGGCCCTGAAATCGCTAAGGTTTTCCCAAGCGTTTTGGCACCTAGACAGTAAAGGTATGTTGGTCTTGTCCGTGCCTGATATCTTGATACGGTGTTTGACGCTGTCAACCGTCGTGGGGCGTCGGGAAAACCGTGATTTAGGAATAAGTCGTTTCATGATTGGTCTTTTTAATCGCAAATAAATCGAATAAAAGGACTTGGTTTTGTCAGAATAACCAAAATAACAAAATAATCATACCTAAAGCCCTATTTTTGCCAGAAAAGGATCACAAATGACATATGAGTTTGAATATATAAAGGCGATAAATAAATGCGAGATGCTATCCAGCTTCGAGGGACGTGATCTCGTCGGGGATAGCGGGGAAAGCCTATATCTAAAGATAAAGATAACGGAACAGGACAGGCCTCTTATAAGGACATATCTGGAACAGGCGGCGAGGGTTCTTGAAGAAGGTATGGCCAAAATCATAACCTCTTCCGCTTATTCGGAAAAAGGGTTCGTATGGGAGGTCAGGACGGAGGATACACGTTGGAATGTCAACAGGAAACTGGACGAGAACCTGTTGGACGCTCTGGTAGGTTATTCTATGATGAGTTGGCTTTCCGATCGGAAGCCTGATAGGATAGGGGTTTATAAATCTTTGTGGGAGGATATGTCCGTCATGTGCGTGAAGAACATATACAGGAAGAATCCCCCGCTATTAAAAAAAGCATGATATGGACATAAATCTAGGTTGGACATATTTAAAGCATGACATTGACCAGTGGACATGGAGGCTGGGAGATATGAGAAAGGAGGATCCCGGTAAAAGATTCTCCTCGCAGTCCGATGATAACGAGGCCGATGATACTTTTATAAGACGCAAGATAGAGGAGGCGGTGGCGACCTTAAAGGTTTCCTTGTCCGGTATCTTGGAGGATATACCCGGCGATTCGGATGATTCATTGGATACCGATGCCGTGAATTGGGTGTTGCGCATGAAGGATCGTCGTGGAGGATATGATGGCGAGTCGTTGGCGACCTTGGCCCATAAATATGTGGTGTGGTTCGTCCTTTGGAATTGGAGCCTGATTTACTTTGAGGAACTAGCCGGAAAGCTAGAGGAGGAGTTAAAGGGTATAGCGTCCATGATAGAGGAAACCGCCTATTCAAGGAAAGCCCCGCGAAAGTGCAAGAGGAAGCCGTTTAAGGATATCGATGATGTCATTGTTGATGATGTCATTATAGAAACAGGAGAAATATGAGAGACAGGAAAATCATACAGCCACGTGTCGATATGCGTGGATTTGAGTTAACGATAACGCTATTGAGGTGCGAGATCGAGTATGACGTGGATTTCGAGACATGGAAGGTAGGGGATGTATCGGGCCTTCCCGGAAAGGAAAGAGCTGGGCTGGAGACCTCAGAGGAAACGGCGGATTGGATGTTTCGTCAAGTGAATGACGCGTTGTCGGAGGCTACCGGCCATTTACGGGCGTTTTCCCCTTGGGTTCAGAGCCGTGCCGTAACGGACGAGGTGAAGGATGATAGGGAATGGATCATAAACTTGGTGATGGAAAGAGGATGGCGTGGAGATCCGAGGAGATTGGCCGTTTATATCCACCGTTTCGTGGTTGATAGCGTATTATCTTTTTGGTATAGGATGGTAGATCCATCTAGGGTACAGATGTACGCCTCTCAAAAGGAGGAGGATCGAAGAAATATCATAAACGAGGCAAGGGAGACACAGGTTAAGGATGTTTATTTCAGATTATAAATCATGGGAAAAGGTTTTGAGAATGGTCACATGAAGATGGGAGGAAGGGAGAAGGGAACCCGGAATAAGAACACGGAGATAAAGAATTTTTTCCGTGATTTCGTAATCGACAATCAGGAAGAGTTCAAGAAAGCTTTCCTCAAGCTAAAGGATAAGGATAAATGCGCTGTTTATTTAAAAGCTAGTGAGTTCGTGGTACCAAAGGTATCCTCTATAAAGTTCGAGGACGCTAAAAACACTAATTCCGCTATTGAGTTGTTGAAGGTTGCGGCCAGTTACAAGCAAAAAAAATGACATATACCCCCGGCTAGGCCGAGGGGTACTTTAACGCATCCTCCAATCCCTTCTAGTCTCGAATCTTACTCTGGTTCCTGATAATGTATCTAAATCATATAGGTTTGAGAAATAAACGAGCCGATAGTATTTAAAAGCCCTTTGCCTAAGAGATTTAAGCCGAGACCAATTTTTCCTATCCGCGCTTACGAATACCGCTATCTTGATTTTTGAGGACTCATCCTTTCGTAAACCCAACGTCCTAAGATCGACTAGTACCTTCAAAGAGAAAGGATCTCCTAACGTCAAGGCACGTGTGATCGCTATGCCTTTTCTGGTATCTTCCGAGATATATTTTTCCAGTGAGTACAAGGCGTTACCTATTTGCACTACCGAGCTTGGATAATCTTGCGCCATGGCCTTGACCTCTTCCCCTACGAAAGTGGAGAATTCCCCGGTGTCCAAAGAATATACATAATGCTTTCTAGTCCCTTTGGGATAAATATGCAATAGGGAATTCGTATAATCATAGGCAATCTTACAAGCTCGCAATGTCTCTACGAAAGTTTCCGTGTCCGGGATGAACAGATCGCTAAAATCCGGGTTGACATTAAAGAATGTCTCATCAATATTTGCTCCTTCCAACGATGATGATAAAAGGCTGATATCGGAGCCTTGCAATAATTTAAGGCCACGCTCGGTACTGAATACTATCGAGGAATCCAGTTGCGTGATACTATCCGGATTATTGCAAACATCCCTGCTTATAGGTTGGATGGAGGAATACAATCCCGCATCCGATAATTGCAAGGCCCATATTCCATCGGAAGAGAAAGCGTATAAGGGAAACTGCCCGAATTGCCCTTGGGACAGCGCTTTCGTGGTGGATCGGATACCTACGATCTCACCGGTTCCCACCGTGTTTATTCCCGCCAACGGGAAATAAAACGGGTTATTGACCTCGGACGTATATATCTTGTTTGGCATATTGACCGACTTGTCCGTTGATATTGGTGTGCTATCGCTGCCCGGTTTAAATATGATCGGGGCGTATGAGTCGAAATAGTAAGCCCCGTTCAGCGTGTTATGCGGAGAGAGGGTAACGATCGCTTGGTATCCGTCCGAATTCCGTGTTATCACCATCTTGTATGCGTTAGCGTTGGGGTAATATAGGTAATGCAAATTGATACCAAGGTTATATGAGGAGGATGTTTGAACGACGATATCTTTTTCTCCTTCTCTTATGAAAACCTTTATGCTCAACGTGCTGCTACCGTCGTTGTACGTCACCATGGACTCCGGAGGATAACCATCAAATAGTATCCTTTTTATATTAGCTATATTTAACCGCTGGTTATAAGTATAGGAGTAATCAGGTATTAGCCAATCTAAATTCTGGTACCCGTCCGCGTCAACAAGTTGCTCTCGATTTTGCAACGATCCCAGCACATTATCCTCTAACGTGAGAGAACGTCTTTCACCCCCGTTATAACCGCACAAGTCCTCATACGCTATGCTTGCTACTTTGTAAAACAATGAATTATCCGGCACCTTATTATCCATGGCCTTTCCGGGTAAGACGAGTTGATCGGTATAACCTGATCCCGGCAGGGCTATGGACAAGGCTTCCTCGAATGTATGCCTGTTGTAATATCCTCCACCTATAGAGTACACCCCGAAACCGTTATCGTCTGATATTTTTTGTGCCCTATTAATCTCCCCATAATAATCAAAGGTGTATATTGGCGGCGTTATGAATATATCAAGGCTTTTAACTATGTCCTTCCACCATTCCCTTTGATTCCCCATTCCGCTGACTTTGTAATTAATGGAGCATACCACTGAGGATATAATGAAGTTTACAATGATCTTTGCGTCAAAATCCTCTGTGTCCACGTCAATAGTAAATGGAACGTGAGGAGTTACTCCGGACGATGGTATCATCAGTATCGGGGCTGATTGCATGTAAGACGTTCCGTCATATAGTCTATAAGCGTAACGAATAAAGAACGGATATATAAACATGCCTCGATCTACACTTCTCTCCCTAATAAATTTTGAGACATATCCCATCACGGAATTACTGATAGTTGATAGTTGATCTTCCGTAAAGGCTCCATCATAGGGCGGATCAACGGATACGGACAATTGTTCGGTCTTATCCAATGATCCTACCAATCCGAATGACAGGATAGGGAAGGGGGGCTTATCTCCTAATTCCTTATAAAACTCTCCATCCCAAAGTAAATATCTTATAGGATCTTCGCTTATTACAATCAAGGTGTTTCCTATGGACGTGATAGCTTTGGGAATTTTGTCATATTGGTTCGCTCCAATAAGATGGGTCGTTCCGTCCGTATCCGCATAACGTAAAACATTCGTCTGGAAAAAGATATAGTGAAGGAAATCCTTTGTCCGATGCACGTACATAAGTACCGATCCTTCCGGAAGGGTTATGCCTAATTCTTTCGGAGGCTGTATATTCACCAGTTCGCCATTCTTTGGTATCAGATTCACGCATTCTGATAATTCCCCCTCGTTTCCAATAGATGGAGAACGGTGTATCCCATAGGATAATGAAATATCTTGCTGTTCCATTTTTTGCGATAAAATTATATGATATAAGTAATAGGTTTTGACATATTGATCAAAACCTATTGCATTTAGGTGGCCTTGATGTGCCTGTTATGATATCTCTGAAATTAGGCAACTGCAAATAGAACGAGAATCTGCTTAACGGTCTCCATCGTTCAAGCAATGATTGGTTGCACTCATTCCATCCATCTTTTCCGAAGCGGATATCCAAGGCATTAGTTATCTTACGCACGATAGACTGGATGTATGGTACATTTGCCCTGTTCCCAATGGAAGGGGTATAAATACATATTTTGTATATTCCTCCATTATTACAATCCCAGTTTCCCCTGTAAAAAGTGATATGGGCTTTGTCTAGTATCGCCTCGTCTGACAAGCTTATAAATCCGTTGTAACATCCGACGTACCTAGCTTCGAATACTTTTAATCCAGTGGACGAGCGAAGAAGCTTTTTTAATTCTCGCTCGTCCCGGACAATTTGGCTTATTCCCATGAATATATCATTTAATCTATGTCGGCCTTTTATTTTTTTTGATTGACTCATTAAGTATCTTGATCGCCAATAGCGGATCTTTATCCGTTAAAGTGTTCCATACTTTTATTTCGGGTTTCACCCTAGAATAATGATGTAGTACTATATTGTTGGCTTTGTCGACTCTTCCGGTTCCATATATCCATAACATCCCGGGATATAACTGGAAGTTTTTCATTATCTTCTTGGCTTGTCTTAATCTCATGATTTCAATTTATTTATTATTTAATGATTATATAGTCCCCGCAATCTTCAATATACTTTATTCCGGCACTATCAAGAGTATTCTCTATGTCCACTTGGCACAGGCAAGATTCCGGTATGATATTGTCATACCCTTCCGCTGGGATCATTTTCGTGATTTTCGGGAAATGATCCTCTAGTTGTTTAGGGGATTGTATTTCTACATCCCCGTCGTAAATAAGTACGCACATAACTGTCATCCAAATATGTAATATTTTCCGGCCTCATAAACCATTTTTGTAGAAGGATCATCCAGATCGCCATCCTCCAAATCACTTTTTGGAATACACTCATCCCATAAGATGTTATAGAACATATCTTCTGAATTTTTTTCTAATGCGCATTGCTTGCGTAAACAAAAATCCTCTCCCCAAATGGCGACATCTTGCTGTTGCTCTTCCTGTGTCATACTGGAGATCTTATCACTTAATTCTTTCCAAGTCATATCTTTTAAATTATGGGCCTTCCCATGAAGGCTCGGTTAATACTATTCCTCAGATCGAGTATAGGCATCCAATGGGTAACACAAATTTTATCACCATTAGTATCATACCATTCATTACATTCTCTGCAATACCAACCCTGTTGTAAGTATTTAAAATAATCAGTACACCAGCAGCCAGTTATTACCAGATCTTCATCATCAGGTAACTTATCTTTTGTGCTTATCCACGGGAATTGCTTTGCCTGCCATTCGGCACCTGCAATAAATCCCTGATAATACGCAGGGAATGCACTACCGCTACTCCTGCTTTCAGCGAATAAATGAGCCGCTTCTTCTACTGTCAGTCTCATATCAATCTTGCTCATATTTATTTATCTGTTAGGAATTTCTTATTCAAGTGACCTCTCTTGATGAGCCACTCGATAGCGTCAACCACATTGTCCATCAGGTTCTCTTTGTTGAAGGAGTTTGCGCAAGTGTAAGTCTTGTCGCCTTCCTCATCCTCGATCTTGTCCGATGCGTACATTAACTCGACGAAATTACCGGACAGGTAATAAACCATTCCGTCTATATCGTCTTGGTACGATTTAGGCATCATGTCTATCATCTTGGATAGAGACCAAGCCGGGACATCCTTGCCCCATAGATTGTCAAACACTTCTTCCCCCGTCATGTGTGTGCCATCAGGATGTTTGTTAAAAGGCATTGCAAGTTTAGCTATTCTTTGCGGTGTCCAAAACTTACCTCTCAATGTAGGTGGTTTCGTTTGTAGTTCCCACTCCAACGTAGGCACTCGGCTTCTCGTAAAGTGATACGACATGTCCGCCGTCTCCGGCCTCACCCCGGCCTCTAATAGCCGGGATGATTGTTCTTTATTCGTGCAAATTTGACTCATGATTGTTATTTAATTAATTCAAACTCGTAAACTATAACATATGGATTCGATTCCCACGCTCCCTTACCGCTTATCTTGTCTATCAAAGTCCCGTAAGCCTCACGTGGTGATTCTCCCAACTCGTAATACTCAATTCCGTAATATCTTTTGATAACTTTTATCCTTTCTCCATAATAACCATCTTGCAGTACCGTATGCGCCTCGAACTCTCCGGATACTTCGGTTATGCCTTCTTTCAAACAGTCCTCGCCTGATATATCCTGTAATCTCTCAACTTTGATATTAGTAATACGGATATGGTGTTTGCAAGCTTCCGCACGGACAAACATCTTATTGTTCCATCCTTTAGATTCCCCCAAGGTACCCCTAACCACTCTCCAATCTTTAGGGCTTCTGTCAAGAGCGTCAGCGTCATATCCGAGTTCTTTATAGCTTTGCGCTATGGCAACCTCTTCTCCGATTTTATACCGAGTATTTTTAGAGTCAAGCAGATAGTCGCTACCGGAATAAATACAAATTCTATTATCCTCGATTTTCGGATATGATTTCTCATCGCTTTCCAGATAAAATATCATCCTGAAATCAAGCTCAATCCTTCTCGTCTGTGTCTTTCTACCTCCAAGAACTAACTTGGTTAGGTTAAATCGATCATTGAACATTATTTTATTCATGCTTTATCCTCCTTCTTGTTGATCGCCTCATGAAGCGAATTATACACCCGGGCGAATATTTTTCTTTGCTCTTTGTCTTTTAATGAGTCCGCAAACTTGTGCATGACCATCTTCTTCTTGTTATCCCAGATTATCCGTGCCTTATCCACGCCGTCAACAAACAATATATGCGGATATTTACCCCATTGTATCAATATGCCATTATCGATAAGATCTGTAATCTCCTTTGGCATTAGCTCTTTATTACGGGCCATGCCTATGAGCTTACCTTCCTCTCGCTCTATGGCCGACTTGGTTTTGTCTATCTCCTTTTGGAGATTGGATATAGCGTTGTTCTGCCTGTCCCATCTTCGCATGGTGGCCGGTCCGTTCCTCTTATCGTTAAGAGGTTGCCCGTTAGCGGAGGCTACATCCCCAAAGTGGTCGTTGATTTTTTTGTTGAATTTATCCTCTTTCTTTTTAAGAGAGGATTTTAGTATTTTTAGTCTACTCATATCTACCCCTCCTGAATAATTACACATTCTATCTCTTCGTCCCATGTGACATCCACCGGATCGTACTCATACTCTCCATCGGACGTGCGGATCATTACCTCCGCTTCCGGGTCTTGCTCTTGAAGCAATGTTATAAGATCTTTATTTCTCATGATTCACCTCCTTCCTTTAATTTATTTATAAGTAGGTCCGCTAGCTCGACAGACCATTCCACTACTTTGGGATAAAGTATCCCGCATTCTGTACGGCCTTGATAATGTTGCAATTTCACAAACTCGATAGAATAGCGCTTTGCCAAATCATATCTGCGTTGTTCCCAATCAACGGCTTTATCCTCCGTCTTATCTATAACCTCTAGATCCTCTAGAGCGTTGAGTTCCTGTATGAGATCAAGCCCCTCGGAATCCACATAGCGCACCCAATCCTTTTCAGGACAGGCTTCGGAAGATTTGAAGGCTATAACATCAACGATCTCCCCAGTCTTTCTTATTTTCGCTTTCATATCAAAACAATGTTTTCTCTAAATTATAATTAATCCAAATCACCTCCTGTACCTCACTGCTCCGGATGTTATTCTTCTTGACCGGGAACTTTATCATGTTCCAATCCCCGTACAACTCCCGCATTAACGGACAGTCATAACTACTTATCATTGCCTTGCCTTTGATCGAATGCAAACGATCGGAAAGCTCACGATGCTTATCGTCAGAGAACTCGTACTTGTAATCATTCGAAGAGGCCCGGCACTCAAGCGGATAGGGTGGGTCGGCGTAGAAGAAAGCGTTTGGGAAATCAAGCCGATCAATGCAATCCTTATAGTCCAGATTGGTGATCTGGAAATTGCCCCTGATCACCTCTGCGACCTCATGCAGTTTCTCTATCGCATTGTTCCATCGGGAGACAGTCTCTCCGCCCTTGGCGTTGACATGTTGCTTGGTACAATGCCAACCCTTGTTCTTCTGTTGCGCTCCCAACCCGAAGAATGATTGCCGGATACGGACGTAAAACCTCCTTGCACGCTCTATCTTATCCCCGGAAGGTTCCCATGAGTTATTATACTCCAGTTCGGAGCATGGGGTTAACAGCAATAACCTTGTCAACTCCGGCTCATGATCCCTTAATACCTCGAAGAAGTTGGTTATATCCCCGTTTATCTCGTTGGCCGTCTTGATAACCCTTCCCGGATAATTGATGGACACGGCCATGCTTCCGGCGAACAGATCGACCAGATGGGTGAAATCTCTTGGAAAGTTCGTGTACAGATACTCCAACCAAGTGAATTTCCCTCCGAAGTAATTGAAGGCTATAAGTTTATTTCTGTTTCCGCTCATGAATCATAATGATCAAATTAATAATTTACCCCGCTTTCTCAAAAGCCTTCTCAAAGACCTCCGGCCTTAGCAAGGCGTTGCTTATCGCCGTGAACGCCTTCACGATCCCGGGCTGCTCATTTAAGTTTATTCTCACGTCCTTTCCAGTGACCTCGCTTGATAACCGGTCACTTAGGAACTCTACCCTGCCCAAATCTAGATAGGACAGGGGATTGTACGCCAAGGGGACGATCCCCCGCATCCTTTCGCCGAAATCGTATATCGTGATCCTAGACATCTGCGCAATCATGTTTATCGTGGATGACAAGGATGCTATCCTGTTCGCCGAACCGGATACCCCGTGATCCAGCAATATCTGGCTGATCGTGTAGTAATACCGGTCTATGTGAGGCTGCACGTCCTCCTCCATGCTTTGCGTTATCTCGGCTAACGCCTCCTTGTTGGCCTTGGCTATCCGGAAGATGTTCGTGTTATAAGCGTTTATCCCCCTCTCGATAGCGTTGGCCGTCCGTTTTGCGTTATGCCTGTAGTGCTCGCTATTCCTTATGGCCTCCATGAGTGATACCGTGTAGTTATACACTTGGTCGTTCAAGAAAAGCACCATGTAGGTTAGCGAGGTGACAAGGCCGTTCGTGTCCTTGTCGATCTCTTCCCAATCGTTGTATTGTCTCATTCTTCCATCCTCCGGATCATATAATCAACAACGTCCTTTACGGTAAGGCATCGTCCGGGATCATCATTAGGGATCAATATGCCAAACTCTTTCTCCAGCTCCATCAATATCTCTACCTCGTCAAGACTGTCCATCCATAGATCATCCTCCAGCTTGGATTCCATCGTAAGTGGCGTATCTTTGTGAAAAAGTCTACTCTTTATGATCTCAAATACTTTGTTTTTTATAGTTTCTTTTTTCATTGCTGTAATTATTTTTTATTGCTCTCATCATGGATGAATGTAGCTTTCAACTATGATGAATGATTAAACCTTATTTGTTTTAGCGAACACCACCGACTCGTGATCCGGCCTCAGATGAGCCATGCAAGCCTTGCTGTACTCGCAAAATCTCGCTCCCTCGTCCCGGAAGACGCATCCCCTGCACGGGATCTTGTTCTGCCCGTTGTAGTACGGCCTGTACTTTTCCACGACGATCCTCATGTCACCTACCAACACGATCAACCCGGTAGGGGTGTTTCTCAATCTCTCTGTTATTTCCATAATCTGTTTTTAAAATGGCATGTCCTTGTCACAACTCCCGTAATCGTAGAACTTGGTCATACCGTCATTATGCTTAAATTTCACTAATCCCGTGGCCCCATCTCTATTCTTGGCCACGATCAACTCTCCGTAATTGCGTTCTACATTACCGTTCTTGTCCTTGACCTCGATCTTGTAATACTCCGGTCTATGAATGAACATTACGATATCAGCGTCTTGCTCGATAGCCCCGGATTCCCTAAGATCGGATAGGAGGGGTTTCTTGTCCGGTCTGGCCTCGTTACCCCTGTTCAATTGGGATAAGAGCAAGAAGGGAACCTTTAACTCCTTCGCCGTGATCTTGGCGGTTCTGGACATCTTCGCTACCTCACGTTCACGGCTTCCTTCCCGTTCACCGCTCTCCGCCAATTGGAGATAGTCGGCCATGATTATCCCGCACTTGCCTTGTTTCTTCAGTATTTTACATCGTGACCGGATATAGTCCATCGTCACGCACGGGTTGTCATCGACGTAGATCGGAAGTCTCCAAAGCTCATTCACTGCCGTCTCTACCTTGTTGATCTCCTCGTTTGTCATATACCCGGACTTGAACCGTTCCGGATCTACGTCGCACTCGGAAAGGATAAGTCTGTTAGCCAAGCTTATGTCTGACATCTCAAGCGAGAATATCGCTACTGGGATATTGGATCTAGCCGCTGATTTGGCCAAGTGAAGCATCACTGCCGTTTTTCCCATGGAGGGCCTAGCGGCTATTATCACCAAGTTTCCCGGTTGCCAGCCGTTAGTGATCTTATTCAGGTCGTGAAGCCCAGTGTCTACACCAGACCGGATGTTTTTCCTAGCCATCTCCACACGCTTGTATAAACCGTCCATGGAGCCTTTAAGAGCCTTGGATATATGCTCGCCATTAGACTTTCCGATAAGCTCCTCCATGAGGCTCTCTGATCCGTTTATGGTCTTGTGCAGTACGTCCCCTATATCCTCGTTGGAATAGATAGCGTTCTCAAGTTCATTGGCTATCACCAGCCCTTTCCTCTGTATGGATCGCTCCTTGACTATCATCGCATGGTCCAGTATATGGGCCGATGATCCAATCTTGGAGGTAAGGGAGGCTATGTAGATCGGCCCCCCTATACTCTCGAGATCTCCGGATGACAGCATCGCTTGGGTGACCGTCATCATGTCTATGGGCTTTCTCTCCTTGTATAGCCCGGATATGGCCTTGAATACCGATTGGTTCCTCTTGTCGTAGAAATCGGCCTCAGATAGTTCCGAGGCGATTTTCTCGAAAGCGTCGCTCTCTATGAGGCAAGCCCCCAGTATTATCTGCTCTATCTCCTTGGCTTGGGGAGGTAGTTTCCCGTCAATCTGGGACGATGTAGACCTGTCTCGATCCATTCTGTTGCTTGTCTTCATTCTCGTTTATATTTTCAAACTCACTCTCCCATCTTCGCTGGTTTATCCAAGTTGTCAAGTGCGGATATTCGGGCACCCAATTGCCGGAATTCTTTTTCTCGTTATGCCATTCTATCTCCTTGCTTATGGCTAAAGGCAATAAGTCTATGACCTCGGCATAATCCTTATGCTTTTTGACAAAATTGTTGAATTCAACGTCAAGACCTTTTTTAGTGCCCGGATATGATTTTCGGAAAGCCTCGAATTTTTCTTTTATATATTTTCTTTTTTTATCATTATCAATATCATTATCATATAGGGTTATCTTCGGTAATGTTGGGTTATCTTCGGTTATCTTCGGTAATGTTGGGTTATCTTCTTTACCCTTTGAGTAATAAGGGTTTGACTTGCCTTTCTTGAAATTTGGATTACCTCCTTTTTTACCGGATTCCCTATTGTTGGATACTCTCTCATCATATTTTTTTTGATTGAAATCAATTTCTCTTTTAATGAAGGAGAATGCCATTTTAGCCTGCGGTCTCAGCTCCGATAGTGTCCCCGATACGGCATACCTAATAACCGCCTCGTACACTTCAAGTCTGATCTCCGAAGGATAATCCACTAACACCTCGTACCAATCAGCATTAAAAAGAAATGTTTTTTTAGATGTGTCCATGTCAATATATTATTCCTCTATTATACAATTCCTCCCTATATTGCTCCAACGCCTGAAGGCATCGTTCCTTGTCCATGTATCCCATTGGCATTATCCCGGCCAACCTTGCGTTGCATCGGTCTATGCCATATTTGAGATCCCTGTTTGACATTTTCTTTATATCCATGTTATCTCTTTTTAAAAGTGTTACAAAATCTCGTGGAGTTAGCTACTCGTCCAGCATCATGTATGATGCACCAAACGCATAGCCCCTTGTGAGGATGTCCGTTGGCGCAATCGCCACATTTCACCTTTTCTTGCTCGTCTCTCTTCTTCGCCATATCACCAAGTCTTTATTTTGATCGGGAGATCGGCGTACCACCAAGCCAGAATCGTAGCGTCGCGTTGGTCTTGGTTCGTTCTCTTAGGCAAGGGACCGACTATGTAGGAGAGTTCCTCATGGGTTATCTTGCCCTCGTCCCCTTTCCAATGCTTGGTCAAAGGCTTTACCTCTTCGCAGGGAATACCTATGTGCTCGCACATCTGGAGAAGCAATATCCCGGTTTGCTGGTTACGACCTACATACTTGGCTATCCTCTCGCCGGATTTACCCCTAGCCTTATGGAAGTTGCTTTTTTCGTTAAGCCATCCGGCCTCGACAATGACCACTATGTCTACCCCCTTGTACCTCTCTCTCGCCTCCTTGATAAAATCAACTAAGACAGGGAAGGGGAGGCTCTTTAGAATTAGCTGTCTCGTTGAAGGAGACAGTATGCATATGCCGGATTTATCTATGTCCGGGTCAACGGCTATCACTAAATCATGTTTTTTCTTTCCCACGGATTCCTCCTTTCTTTATCGTTTATTAGTAAGAATATGGCCAAGATCAATGCGATCAGTCCTAGTATTGCGGTGATAAGGTGCATGGCCATTGTCAAGTGATCTAAATTCTGTATTGTTTCCATAATTATATGTTTGTTATTCGTGGACGGTGCCGGGATCGAACCGGCCTCTTTACGTCATGCGCACTCCGTAACGTTTCATCCCGGAATACTTACCGCCCGAAATCCCCGCATATCCTCACGGATGGCAGGGATAATCATTCTAACCCAAATCTAATACCATGAAAAACACGAATCATTTGTAAGCTAAAGAGAACTCCTTGGGAATAAATCTTCCTATGGATATTGGCTTGGCGGCCTCTATTGTGGGATGAATCTCTTTTCTCTCGAACGTCCATCCCTTTTCCTTGGCCTCTCTTTCATGATCGTCCTCCTGTTTCTTGAGATAGGCGTTGATGAGCATCATCGCCCGCTCCACATTATAAGTGTTTACCACGAAGGTTCCAGATGACTCGACCTCTCCGTACATTATTTTCGTCTCAATCTGATAGAATTTTCGATTATCATCTTTTGGCTCCTCGTCCTCCATCGTGTCCGGATTATCCTCAGGGGCGTTTTCTGGTATCTCTAACGGTTCCACATCGGTCTTCTTTTCTTTCAACGTATCAGTGAGGATCACGCATTTGTCGAATTCCTTGATCATGGTGATCCTGAAACCGAAATTATAGTTTAACTCGATGTAATCTTTCAGTAATGCGTTCGCTGGCTCTATACCCGTGGCGTAAAAAAGGAACTTGTATCTCTTTTCATCAATGCAAACCTGTGCCAGATAAGGATACAGGCACTCATTGAGAATCTCGAAACCTAAACGTTTCTGATTACTGACCTCAATGTCGCCTTTGATATCCCCCGCATCATAGCAAAACCGGATCTTCGCCAATACATCTTGATCTATCAGTGTTCCCCTCTGAAACAACACCTCGTTTCGCTCGATAGTGACTGCCTCTTGGGTATCCTCGTCAATAAAGTCCTCTTTCCATGTCTTACATACATGTCGTGTAAGATATTTATTCAACATTCTCCTTGGATCCGAAGTCTGATACCTGATCTCATTTTTTTTAGTCTCTATACTCATATGCATTAATATTTAATGTTATATTTTCTCCTTTCAAATTGTGGGACATACCCCTTACAAGGGGTGTTCCCGTCAAGTAAGGCCGATTCCGTCCTTACAGTTTCCCCATCTTTTTTAGACGGATCTTTCCAATGCTTTTGCCGTTGATGGCAAAGGCAATGTCTTTTAGAGCATGCCTCATTGAGGCATAATATCAGTTCTTTCATTATTCTTGTATTGTGGGTCTGGAATCTCAATACCTATATAATTAAGCGACCATTCCCTGATTACCTGTAAATATGTGGCGAAAGTCTTCCTGTCCATTTCCTTGGTGGAGTCAGGGATGTCTATGATCTCTCCGGAATGGTAATTCACGTATCTATCAGAAAACATCCTCTTGCAAAACTCGTGGACTTCTTGGGTAGTCGTATAAGCGTAGCCTATATCCTTGAGTCCCTCGAGCAGGAGAGGGTAGACCACTCCCCACAGATACCTGTTTTGCTCGCCGGACCTTAGAGCTCCGACGGGATATATCGTCACTTGGTAAGTACCGGGTGGATATCCGGCCAGCTCACAAAGGAACTCCGTCAAATCCGTGTCCGTCCTAGTCTTCTCTATCTTGACCATGGCCGTGTAAGGTTTATGTCCAAGCCCGGTGTCGCCACGAAAGTCGGTCGTTGGGTAGCCTCGCTTACTTTCTCCTTGAATAAGACCTCGTCACTATTGTCATCGGACAAATGGAGCAGGATTATGTTGTCAACCCCCGAGAGGTCGTTAGCCTCCAAGGTTGTCACGCATGTTCCTAGCTCCATATGGGATAGCAATGTCCGGTCTCGTCTGGACTTGTTTATCCTCCCTTCCGTTACGTTCCTGTCTAGGATAGACCTGTCGTAATTGCACTCGATCATGACGTGCCTGAGATTCGGGAACCGATAATAGAGCATGTACGTGTCCGTGGCGAACAGGATAGGCCCCGTATCCGGATGGTCTATGAGAAAACCCAGAGGCTCATTGGCGTCATGGGCTATCTTGAAAGGGACTATGGAGAAGGCCCCGGCCATTACAGTAACGCCTTCCTCGATCATCAATGGCAGGCGCTTGCTCGTAAAAGATAACGAGCTTATCGTGCCGGATGACGCCAAACAATCTACCCCGTAATCAAGGAACTCGTTCATCCTTCCGGCGTGATCACCGTGCTCATGCGATATCACGCATCCAACGACCTTCTCCAGATCGAAGAACGGGAGGCCGTTGATGTTCTTGAAAGGTACGCCGCATTCCAGTATCAGAATCTCCCTCTCATCATATAATAGGTAGCAGTTCCCCGAGGAGGAACTGCCCGCTACGTATAGTCTCATCTTCTCATCCAGTTAGGCTTGCCTTGAGAGGCGTTATTAAATGCTTGCGTTTTGGAAGGTTCGGGGTTACCGGGATTTGGTCTGGGATCTTGACTCGCCGTAGTCGGATCGCTTTTTTTTGCCCTAAATTCCTCCTTGTTCGCCGAGTTGTTCAAATCCTCCTTTAATTTCTCGTCATTCGTGACATCCGCATAAGGGATGTCAACCACGCTCACGTCCGGGTCCGCATCTCCCAGATCGCATCCGGTGATATACTCATATAGGGTTTTCTTGGCTTTCCTCTCGGCCTTTCCCCGTAATTGGTCGTGCGAGCTGTAGCTGTCCTTCTTGACCGTGGCCGTGATTGAGAACGAGTTTTTATCCCCGTTATGCTCGTAGGATATCTTGCACGGGATCTCGGCGAAACCGGGTGTCTGCCCCTTGTCGTAGGACGTGTCTATGAAATATTTAACCCCGAGTTTCCTTAATAACGCCGTATAACCCTCTTTTGTCGGATACATTCGATCCGCGATGATGTTCATCTGATTCCCGGTTGGCAACAACCCTATGGATATCCCGTCTATGATGGCGTCTCTTACGACATCCCGGGAATATAAAGGTTTTACCTCTCCCCGGGAGTTTGGTTTACCTGTACGATCTGTCAAGAAACCCACCTTGGTGTTCATCAAAGGCATGAATACCTTGTCCATCACCTCGTCCGTCATGGCCTCCCGTAGTAGGCCGATCACGTTCACCGCCGTGAAAGCCGCCGTAAAATTGTTCACTAACTGAAGCGTGGACGCTTCCTTGCAAGCCATTTCGAATTTTGACTTGGCATAGTCTAATACTGCTAATTCTTCCATGATTATTGATTTTTAATCGTTAATTCTTGATGCTCCGGTGATACAATTAATGATACGACTTGCGTATCCGCATCTATAAGTTCCGTGACGGACTCCCGGTTATCTAGGAATACCGGGGCGTAAACGTCATAGATACGAGAGAATGCCAAGGCTATGTCCAATCCTGCGTTTACCTTGGTGGCGGTGTTCTGCACGCCGAAGGGAACGCCATTTATATAGCACTCGCAACATTCCTTCTCGCCGCCGTTTATTTGCTGCTCGTACATCTTCCACTTGACCATGCGGAATAAGGAGTTGATCCTTTCCTCCATCATGTCCATCTTCTTATGTATGAACCTGTCCGCTATCATTTCCGTTTTCTCGTACCGGGCCAAGGATACGGCCAGATCCTTTTGCCTCGTCTCCAGCTCATCCACACGGGCCTTGGCCTTGTCGGAGTGTATCTTTCCGGAAAGCTCACCCTTTATTTCCTCTATCTCTTTCCTGATCTTGGATATCTGGTCTTTCACGGGAGACAGGTCATTGGATGTCACCACCGATCCGGATAATAGGTCTATATCCTCTTTTTTCTGGTCTATATCCTTGATGACATCCTTACGCTCCTCGTCTTCCGTATAGGCTGATACGAAGTGCTTGAGAACTCTCCTGTCAAGAATATCAAGATTGGAGGATAGCTCCGTGCGTCTGGCATTAAGGGCGGTTATCTTGTTCTCGTACTCCGATATCATTTGGTCATATGACCTTAGAAGGGCATCGTTTTCCTCTCCCTTCTTGTTTATATCCTCCAAAAGGTGGGCCTTGCGGTCATGCAGGAATTTCTCCGTGAACTCCTGTCCGCATGTCGGGCATATGCGATTATCGCCTTCCACCTTACCGGAAAGGATCGCCTCGTATTGCGCTCCCAATTTGCTCAATATGTCGGATACCCTTTCCTTGGCCTTGGTATTGTCCGTTATACCCTTTGCGAGTCGATTGATCTCGTCCTCTATGCCGGCGATCTCCCTCCTCGTCCTCTCTTTTTCGGATTCGATATCGTTGGACTCCTTTTGATAGGAGGCCTTATATCGGTTCTCGATATCCATCTTTCTTCTTTCCAAGGAAGCGATCTCATTATATAGGGCTTGTATCTTGGAGTTGACATCCTTGTTCTCCTCTTGCACCCGTAGGTTCTCGTCCGCTATCCTCCTATCCAGTTTCTCGATCATGGTTTCCCGATCCTTGATTATGCCTTCCAAGGCGGTCCAGTCCTTATCGATAATGCCTTGTCTGGCCTCGTCTATCCGGGCGGGGATCTCGTCCAGCTCTTTCTTGATCGGCTTCTTCTTGGCGGCGATCTCTTTCCTGTACTCATCCATCGTCTTGCCGGTGCAATAGGATAGGAGCCTCTTGAAATCCTCGTTGTCCCCGATAATCTCTTCCTCGCTAGGCTCTCCAGCCGCTTGGATAAGAAGGTTCCTCTTGTCTTGCCATTTCAAGGTGTTGAAATAGGAGGAGGAAGTGATAAGCTTGAACCTGTCCTCGTCTAGGATGGAGTTTATCTTGGTCTTGAAGTTCGTGGCGTTACATGCCACTCCGTTGATAGAATACTCGGTGACGTTGCCGGAGAACTCGGCCTCTTCCGATCCTTTTTTCTTTGTCCACTTCTCCGAGTAGATACGCTCGAGCGTTAATTCTTGCCCGTCAAGATCGAACATTCCTCGCACGGATACCTTTGAGTTTCTCATGTCTTGATCCCGGGGCTTGATCTCGTAGTCTTGCCGTCCTTGCGTGTCCTTGCCGAATAAAAGCCAAAGGAAAGCGTCGTTAACCCTAGTCTTTCCGATTCCGTTCATTCCCAATATAAGCGTGTTCGCCGAGAACGAAATGCTGATTGTTAATCCCCTGAAATTGACAAGGGATAATTCTTTGATTGTAAGTCTCATGTGATATATTTTTGTTTATACAATATTTCCTTGGTAT